GCTCAACTCTCCCATTCCCGTAAAAGTCGGTGACTCGCAAGGGGTTGGCTGGCATCGCTCCTCCTTTCGGTTAGGTGGTGACCACCGTCTCCAGGGCGTCCTTGAGCCAGCGCTCCCACTCCGCCATGGTGGCGTGCGTCGACGGGGGGCGCTGGGTCTTGAGCAGGGCCTTGAGGGCGGCGATCTGCATCACGTTCAAGTTTTTAGCCTGGCTAAAGACCGTCAGGTCAATGCGGCGTGCGTCGGCCATGGCTGAGGTCCTCCGGCATCGGGGGGTCCATCTTGCTGTCCAGGTCCTGATAGCGCGGGTCCGGGATGGTCTCCACGTCGGTAATCTGGTCAATCGTGTCGAGGAGCACGGCCTGCATGAGCCGGGTAAAGCTGATTTCCAGGTAGCGCGCGTACACCTGCTCCGGGAGGTAGGCCAGGTCCGGGTGCACATCGGAGCCATTGAGGGTGATGTCATGCAGTCCAGCGCGGGCAAAGTAGGGCTGTGCTCCCAGGTAGGCATTCACCAGAAGCTGATAGAGCCACACGGTTTCCTGGGGGTTCTGCGTCGCGATGGTGACCAGATAGGTGGCGGCCATCTCGGTCTGCAGCCAGGTGCGTTCCTCCCGTGTGGCCGGGTCGACCGTATAGAGCACGCTCTCCCCGATAGACGGGCTGGCCTGGCGGTCAGACTCCAGGCGCAGATGAATGAGCGGCGCGGTGGTCGGGATACGGTTGTAAGACACGTCGACGGTGACGGCGCGCATCTGGAGATAGGTCTGCAGCCGGAGCACGTCAGCGGGGACAATCTGGTAGGGGTCCTCTGGCAGCTCGGTAGGCGTCAGGGCGCCAGTGACGGTGAGGCTGCGCCGGGTGTTGCTCGCAATGGGGTACGCAGCGCCCTGGTAGCGCAGCGTTGCCCCTTGCCAGGTGTTGGGGACCCAGGTCTTTTCGCCGTCCTCCAGGGTGTCTGTGGTCACCAGGGACGGGGTGCCCACCTGGTCTTCTTCCTGGAAAACCTGCTCCACCATAATGGGGTTGGCGGCATACAGGGCGAGGGCGTTGCGTATCCAGAGCTGCAGGATGCGTTCGGGCATCATAAGGTGCCTCCCATGCGGCTCTGTATGTAGTTGATCACGTCCTGCTGGGCGGCGTCGGACACCAGGCGTATGAGCTGCGGGGCGATTTCACGGGCCACTGTGGCGGCAATGTGCGTGCCCTGGCGTGGGGGGATGTGCCACCCAGGGCTTCTCTGGCTCAGCGTGCGCCAGGTCATGTAGCGGGTGTGCCGGGCCGCTCCCCGTTTCTCCAGGCTCTCATAGATCGAGGCGTGCACGTAGCCAGGGCGCCGGTTGCGCGCGTAGCGGGGCACGTAGGGCGTCAGTCCAGGGGCATGCACACGGCGGCCTGCGCTCGGGCCTGCGGTGAGGCGTTCGCCGGGTGCCAGGCGCTTCGCTACCTGGTACACGGGCGCGGGCATCATGGCGCGCTGAGCCTGGCCAGTAATGCCAGGGCCACTACGCGGGACGGTGTGACGAAATGGGACGTTAATATAGTAGTGCCCGGCCTTGGCGCGCTTGCTGGCAGGGGTCGGCCAGTGCATGACGCTGGGCAGGTGGAAGCCAGGGTGGCCCTCTTCGATCACGCCAGCGTAGGGTGCCAGGTTGAACACGGCGGCGCTGAGCGGGTCCCCGTCCAGGGGGTAGACCAGGCTGTCATCGGTCACAATGCCACGCACGTAGCCACCCAGGCCGGGATGGAAGTAGCGGCCTGACTGTGCAGCAGCCACCCAGGCCGTTTGAATCAGGCGCGCGGCGTCGTATATGGCACGCTCGGTGAGGGGCATCGGGGTGGTGTGCCTGGGTACGTCTATGCGTATCTCTGCCATAAGCCAGGTCCTCTAGGGCACGGGAAAGGGGCGCTGTGGGTCGATGCGGTCCAGGCGCTTGAGCATCACCTCCTGGGCCTGGCGCGTGCGGTTCTCCACGCGGAGCCGCTCGTTGTCCTGAAAGACGGCATACGTGGGGAAGGCGCTATACCGGATGCTGTAATAGGTGCCTGTGGCCGGGCTGCTGCCGGTGGGCTGCCAGGTGATCACGTTCGGCGGGGTGAGCACGTAGTCTGTCCCCAGGATATACGGCTGGGTCCGGTCAAGGACTAGCTCCACCTCCACACCCTGGGAAAAGCGCACGCGGTCCTTGACACCACGCTGCAGCACTTCGTCACTGAAGGTGTCGCGCACGTCCAGCATGGTGACCGTGTCCCACAGGGCCAGGGAGATTTCGGGCGGGGTGAGACACAGTATCTGGCCTTCGGTCCATGAGCCTGCTTCGTGGTAGTCTTGCTTGCCCGTGTCCTGAATGAGGGCCAGCACGGTGGTGTACTGCAAGGCGGGCTGGGGGAAGCGTCCAGTACCAAAGCACTCCGGGCAGAGCGGGTCAAAGAGCTGCTCCAGGGTGAGGCACGGGCAGGTGACGGTCGGAATCACCAGCACATTAGCGCCGTGCCCGGCGATCATGTCCCGTTGCTTCTGCACGGTAAAATGCCGCTTGCCCAGCCGTCCGGTGTAGATCACGGGGGTGCTCCTAGACCACGGCTACCTTGATGCCCTTCTTGGCCAGCCGTTTCTGCTTCAGGTCCATGCGGTCGAGTTCGTCCGCGTACATCTGGATGAGCCCGCTGTAGGGGCCATACTTGCCCTGGGCATAGCCCACAGACTCACTGATGCCGTCCTGGCTCAGGCTTTCGTTACTCAGTCCCCCGGAGATGTCGCTCCCCTGGCCAGCGGTCGAGAGCACCTGGATGGCCGTTGCCAGGCCGATATAGCGCGCAATATCTGCGTCTATCTGGTCGTAGCCTATGGTGTAGTCGAGAGACCAGGCATGCGGGATGCAGTCGCGATAGGTCCAGGTGTAAAAGACAGAGTCAAAACCGCCAAAGTTGCCTTGCAAGACAGAGTTGGTGAGGCTCGGGGTCAGGCGGAGAATCCCCTCCTTGCTGGTGAAGTAAATCCAGTCGGCTGGTACGGTGTACACAAGCTGGTTGCCGTAAAACAGGCGCACGCGCTCCACACTCACGACGTTGCTATAGGGCAGGGGTATGTAGTAGTGCGTCGAGGTGAGCTGCGCGCGGAAGTGGTGCAGGCGCTCCCCTAAGAGGTCAAAGTCTTCGCCCTGCACCATGTCCGCGTCCGGGTCGGTCTTGACTACCTGGCGCTCAAAACGGATGCCCAGCTTGCTCTGTACGTCGGCAATAATGCCGTTGAGGATGTTCTGCATGGCGATGTCGCCGGGCATACCCTGCCAGGCCACACCCAGGTTGACGCCTACCAGGTAGGTCTGCCGGATGTACTCAGGGACCATGCTGTCAATGAGCATGCCCTTGAGGTTGTCGGGCTTCGGCTTCAGTCCCATCTGCCAGCCACCGGGCATGGCCTACCCTCCCTGGCTGGCGAGCAAGGCGGTGACCAGCTCGGCCTTGGTCATGCGGCTGGCGCCGGAAATATCGGCGGCGCTGGCCAGTTCGCGGAGTTCGGTCACGGTGAGGCTTTCGAGGTCCTCCTGCGTGAAGCCAGGCGCCGTCTGGTTGGCGGCGCCCTCCTCTGGTGCGGTCTCGGACGGAGGCACGGCGTCCGGGCTCGCGCCAGGCTCCTCTGCTTCCCCCTCCTCAGCGGGTGGGGCGGGAGGTGTCTCGCTGGTGTCTTCCACCAGGAAATAGCGCGGGAATTGCCGGGCGTTGGCGGCCACGTCGGCGTTGTCGGTGATGCAGACACCCTCAGCGTCAAAGGTGACCGTGGTCCCTCCTAGTACGTGGTCCCCAGGGCCAGAGACGCGGCTAATCTTCCAGGCCATACCGCTCCTCCCTTTCTAGCGGTCGCCTACATTGATCCACACCACGTTTTGATAGGGGTGTGTGATCTGTGGGGTAAAGGCCGAAAAGAGCAGGTCACGGCTGGCGGTATGGAGAATATGGGCCAGTTCAAAAATGCCCATCCATGGGCCTAGTGTGACCAGCGACGCGGTATTGCGCGGGCGGGGCGGGTTCTGCAAGGTGACGCGGCTCATGTCGTTCATGCGCATGGCGTCACTGTTGGCACTGGCGATGTTGAGACCAAAGGCGTCCGTGGTGCCTGGGATGCGTTCATTGAGGTCGACAAAATTGAATGCGGTGGTATTGCCGGTGCCTTTGATTTCCCGGATAAACAGCGGCGGGTTGAGGGTGCTGTCTCCCCGGTAGATGCGGTACGAGGTGTCTGCGGCGCGCGGGGTGATCGCAATGGTGACCTTCTGGCCAGCGGCGACGGCGATAGGACCCACGCGCGTGGCGGTCGATTCGCCAGCGGCATTGAGGGCCGTAATGTCATAGACCACGGCGGCGTCGGCGTCAGCGGCTCCCCACAGAGAGGCAGCGTCAGCGGCGACAACCGGGGCAGCAATGTTGCCAGCCGGGAGCGGCGCCGGGGCGTTGGTCTCCGCCACAAGTGGGGCAGCGCCCATGTACAGGCTGCTCGTGAGGGTGTTGTCCACCGCAAAGCGCGTAATGCCGCCAGCGGTGTTCATGCCACCAATGTTTTGCCCCAGAATCACCGCGTCCCCTGGGGTGCGCGGGATCATCAAGCGCTCGGCGGGGTCCAGGCTCTCTTCCAGAAACTCTGAGACGGACGGCGCCATGTACAGCCAGCGCATAGCCCCAAAGCGCTCCCGTACCTGGCGGGCACGCTTTCTAATTTCTGGCGGGTCGAGCTTCGCACCACGCAGGTCAATGATGTAATCCGGGTTGATCGTGAACGGCGCAGCACTGGACGGGCTGGTGCCCTCTAGTATCTGCTGGCGCAGTCCCTTAAAGCGCAGCGTGTGGGTGGTGCTGCCATCGTCGGCGTTGTAGACCGCCACGGCCATCTTGTGGAGCAGGTCCAGCCGGGTGCTGGCCATGTTCTCGTCGACCAGGTTGGACTGTCCTAACGCCTGGATCGGCGTCTGGAAGCTGGCCAGCGCGAACACGCTAGAGATGTCACCCATCAGACGGATATTGACGGTCTTGCGTCTGGACTGGATCGCGGCTTCTGCGGGTAGGCTGTTCTCCCCGTAAAAACCGTCATGCCCACGCGCGCCATAGCCTATGATCTGGTCAAACTCATGCAGCACGCTGAATGCCTGGACGTGTGGCAAGTGTTTCAATATGACCAGTTCAACCGGGTCGGTCTCTAGCCACAGTTGGGTGTGGGCTTCTACCTCCAAGTCCTCTTTGACTAATGGGGATGCGTCCGTGCCCGCGCTTGCTGTCGACGCCAGCGCCTTGAGCAGTTCGTCCTGGAGCATCCCAGAGCTTACCAATGAGTCAAAACCTATCACGGTCGTGCTCCTCTACTGCTGGGCAGGTTAGGCGGCGTCAATGCCGGGTGGCAGCATGTTGGTGGTCTTCCAGATGCGGTGCTGTTCCTGGGTGATGATGCCTTTCTGGAGCAGGCGGACGGCGTGGTCCTTGGTGTACTTCACCTCCTGCCCTCCTTGAGTACGGAGGTGGTCCCTGGCGGCGCTGACAGACTTCTCCATCAGGGCGAAGCGGGAGCCCGTGGCAGGCTGGCTGTTCAAGTCGTCGGTGGCGTCGAGGAGCTTCATGAGCCCCTTGGCCAGCACAGCGTTGACACGCTGCTGGGCGCGGCTGTTGGCGGTGCTTGAGGCGTGCAGGTCGGTGATGGCTTTCAGGAGTAGGCCGTTTTGCTTGCGCAAGCGGCGGAGTTCTTTGCGGTCACGCTCGCGGATCGCTAACTCTTCCTGCAGGTACCCTCCCACGTCGACGGCGCCTACATCGCTGTCGGCACTGAGGGCCTTGTAGAGTCCCTCCCCTCCCCACTCCTGGCGGCGGGATTTCTGGGCGGGCTCCCCTCCCTTGTTCTGGAGCAGGTTCTGTATCCACTCTTCGGTGTCGTCGTCGTCGGTGCCGGGGCGGTCGTCGTCGCCTTCGTCCTCATCGGCGCCCATGTCGTCATCGTCCCCACGGGCCTTGCTGAGGGTTTTGGTGGCCAGCCCGATAGCACCCTTGGCCACATCTGCCAGGGCCTTCTTGAGGTCGCCATCGTCCTCCTGGGACCCGTTGAGCTTGCCCTCCAACGCCTTCAGGTCGTCTTCGAGCGTGTTACTGGTGAAAGCCATACCTGTCCTCCTAGACGCTGCCGGGGAGCCGGTTCCCACTGGCGGCGACATATGCCTGCCGCGCTTCTCCACGGCGGATAAGCACGGCCAGGGCACACTGCCGGGCGTCGTCGTCCGACAGGGCTTTGCCGCGCTCCTGGCTGAGTTGCTGAATGATGTCGGTGAGGGCCTGCCAGCGCGTGGCAAAGGCAGGGGTGAGGCGTTGGCGTTGACCTTCCAGGTCCTGCATGACCAGCGGCTGGGCACTGGTGCCTGTGGTCGCACCCAGGGCCTTATGGACGCGGTACCCCAGCGCTTTCATGAAGGAGTCGTAAGGCGTGAGCTGGACATTGGTGTCATCGTTGACGGGCCAGGGGGTCAGGGCGATGTGGTTGAGGAATAGCTTGGTGACCACGGGGGTGCCGGTCACGTCCTGCTGACGGCGCAGGATTGAGCCACCCACACTGGCCTTCATCTTTCCCCCGCTCTGCAAGATGTCCCAGACTTCCTGGGCCTTCTTGACGCGCTGGTACAGTTCGGCTTTGACCAGGGTCCGGCCATCGGGGGTGATGGTCATCTCCCTGGGTTCGCCTATCAGCACGCTGGGGTCATGTCGGGTGTCCGGGGTGATGTGCTCGTAGCTGATACGCCCATTGGCCAGGAAATAAGGCCGGGCGTCCTGCATGGCCTGGGGCAGCACGCGCTCCCCGTCGTAGTCCACACCAGGGGTGGATGCCTGGATGTAGATCATCCAGGGCTGGCCTGGGGTGAGGGGTTCGGCCTTGACCAGGCCAAAGTCCACCAGGAAGTGGCGCGTGGTTTCCGGGAGCACTGCGGCCATGGGGTCCGTCTCCGGGCACAAAAAAAGGCCGCCGTTCCTGGGAAAATATCCTCCCAGATACGGCGGCCATTACGCGACATGGGCTAGGGAGCTAGCCCGTTTGCGACATTGCCAGGTGCATATAGCACGTCAAATTTGCCAAGAGCCTACAATGCCAGCACTTATCACGTCAAGATACATTATCAAGATAATTTATCACGAATGTTCTTGACCCCTTTTTGCTGCGTCGTATATAGTACCAGGCACGGGCATGGTGCCCGGATGTCACAACACAATCCGCAGATGTCCCAAGGAGGCACACCCATGGCGACAGCAACGACACCACGCAAGACGGCGAAACACACCGGCACGGTCCCCGCAGAGGAGCCGGTGAATACGGTGGCCACGGCCATCAGTATCAAGCCCCTCAATCAGCGCTTTTTAGAGTTTTACCTGCGGGGCACGACGCCGTATCTCCAACTGCGCTTCTCGGAAAAGACCTTGCAGAAAATGATGGACACCCAGGCACAGGGGACCCAGGCACGGTCGAAGAAGGTCCGGGAGCCGCGCAACTTTACGGAAGACTATGAGAATGCCAAGCATAAGATGGCGGACGGGAGTTGTGGCATCCCGTGCGGTGCCTTCAGGAACGGCATGATTTCTGCCTGTCGCACGGTGGGCTACCATATGACCAAAGCCAAGCTGGCTGTGTTCGTGGTCGCAGACGGCCTGGACGTGGCAGACGGGACACCCCTGGTACGGATTTACGGAGAGCCCGTAGAGAACCATATGCATGTGCGCAACGCCTCTGGAGTCACCGATATACGCAGCCGTCCGCTGTGGACAGAGTGGCATGTCAAGCTGCGCGTGCGCTACGACGCGGACTTGTTCAGTGAGTCGGACATTACCAACTTGATTACGCGCATGGGGGCACAGGTCGCGGTGGGCGAGGGCCGGGCAGATAGCAAGCAGAGTAATGGGATTGATATGGGCTTTTTCGAGCTGATCACCAGAGAGGAGTTTGCCGATGCTACCAGCGGCGGTGCGTAGGGAGCTGGAAGCCATCCATGCAGCGCACCCGGAGCGCTTGCTCCAGCCGGTGGCTGTGGTGCAAGCTGCCAGTAATCCTGCCAGTGCGTTGCATCCACATTTTGAGTGGGATGATCGCGTAGCGGGCCATCAATACCGCGTCGACCAGGCGCGGCGGCTCATACGCACGGTCTATGTGGTGCCTCCTCCAGAGGTCCCACGCAAGGTCGAGACGGTGTACCTGTCGCTGCAATCAGACCGGGGACGGCCTGGCGGGGGCTACCGAGTGATGCAGGAGGTTCTCGTAGACGACGTGCTCCGGGAGGAGATGCTGCAGACGGCGCTTATCGGGCTACGGGCCTGGATGTGGCGGTACCGCATGTTTGAGGATTTGGTGGCGTCGGTGGCGCAGGCGTCCAAGGTGGTAGTGCCCACGCAGGAGCCGTCCGCACGGGAGCAAGCCCGTGGGCGCCGGGGACGGCGGCGGCGCGCGTCGTAAGCCCGTCAACACACAGACATGGCATGGCGGGCGAGGTATGCCTTGGATGGCGGGGACTGGCAGGGAGTGGCGGGCTTGGCTGGGACCGGCGAAGCTGGGACCGGACCGGCACGGGTGGAATGGCCAGGACTGGCGCGGACTGGTATGTCAGGCATGGCGTGGGTTGGGCCGGAAAGGATGGCGAGGGTGGCCACGGCGAGGGAGGCTGGCCAGGCGTCACAAGGCGCGGACGGTGTGGAGAGGAAAGGCGCGGATTGCCAAGGCGGGCGAGGGCTGGCGTGGGCAGGCGTGACACGGCGGGGACGGTGTGGACCGGACGGGTGAGGACTGGCAAGGCAGGCGTGGCGACGGACCGCGTGGCGAGCACGGGCATGGTCAGGCGGGGACAGGTGGCACGGCGGGCACGGCTTGGCGAGGGAGGACAGGCGTGCATTGGCTGGACAAGCACTGACATGCCAGGGAGAGGGTCGGACCGGCTGGGTAGGCATGGCGTGGGCCGGGTAGGGCCGGAAGGCCAGGCGAGACGTGGCGGGCCAGGCGGCGGAGGGTCAGGCAGCGCGGGGACGGTAGGGCCTGACAAGGAGTGGCAAGGCGGGCCAGGCAGCGCAGGGCATGGTGAGGGCGGAGAGACTAGGCGAGACGTGGCAGGCTCGGCAGGGATAGGGACACCTTGGATCGGAGAGGAGGGGTAGGGACAGGCCAGGCAGGCGACGCATGGACTGGTGAGCCAAGGCTGGGCGAGGGCGCAGCGGCGCGGCTGGCGTGGTTTGGACGGTGAGGACAGGCGCTGATAGGCACGGCGGGCCTGGCATGGGCGGAGTGGTACGCAGAGGCGCGGGGCGGCGGGCAAGGCGTCGACCGTCCTCGATTGGCGCGGTGTCGACGGGCGCGGACGGCGGGCTGGGCTAGGCTACACATGGCGTGGCTTGGCGGGCGAGGCAAGGACGGGCCTAGCTTGTCGTGCGTTGGCGAGCAAGGGAGAGGATTGGTGCGGCGGGCGAGACAAGGCAAGGCTCTGACGCGCATAGCAGGGCATGGTTGGTGAGGATGGGCGTGGCATGGCAGGCGGGGTATCGCAAGGGACCGCGCGGCCTGGCCGGGGTTGGCAAGGACGGTGAGGCTAGGGACGGCGGGGCACGGGACGGCGGGCGCGGGAGCGCCAGGAAGGGAGGGGTGCGGCACGGGAGGATTGGCGCGGTGCGGCTGGCATGGCAGTACAAGGGTGGTAGGTGTCGCTAGGGGTGACGTGGCAGGCTGGGCGAGGGTCGGCATGTCTGGGCGGCGCTCGGGATGGCACGGCGGGCCTGGAGTGGCGGCGCGAGGGCCGGTGGCGCCAGCACTGGCACGGTCCGGCGTGGCAGGCTTCGCAAGGATGGCACGGACCAGGAAGGACGGGCGCGGCATGTCTCGGCGGGCACGGCTTGCAGAGGCGGAGTGGGGCATGGCTTGGCAGGCAAGGCGCAGCATGGGTCGACAGGTCAGGCTAGGGCTCGCATGGCAGGCGGGGCAGGGCATGGAGCGTATGGTGAGGCCATGCGGGGCGGCGCGGGGCCGGGCGGGGCCAGGCAGGCAAGGCATGGATGGCATGGCCTGACGCGGGCGGCCAGGCGTTGCGGGCGTGATTTTCCCCTTGTACACATCACGTAAAGAGGTGACATGACGGGCCTGGCGTGGGAGGAGGGGCTAGGAACGGGGAGGAAAGGCGCGGCGGGCTAGGCCGTCAGGATCAAAATGAGCCGCAGACGGTCACACAGGCGTGAGGGTGCGGCATTCCAGGTGCCACACTGACACTGGAGGTACAGCACGCCCTGGCGTATCTGGAGGGCCTTGGTGAGGATTAATGCGTCCTCTTCAGGGCGGACAATCCGCTTGTGGCAGCGTCTACACGTATTGCCGGTCGGGCCGGTCATCCGGGGGCTCCTCTCCAGGTTTCAGCCAGACCAGGGCATACATGCCACAGGTACACACGGGGGCCGGGTGCGCGGTCACGCAGCGGGTGAGGGTGCCCGCATGGGCGCGCGGGTGCGTAAAGGCCGGGGTGCCATCAGACACGTACAGCGTGGGGAGCTGCTCGGGCACGGGGTCCCCCTCTACTCGTCCACGGGGATCAAGGTAAAATGGGCATAGACCGGGTCGGCGTCGGTCTGGACAGCCGTACACAGCCAGACATACCGCTGCCCTACCACGGGGAGTGCACCATTGCACATGGCGCGGAGTTGTGCCTCTGCGTCGACGCCAAAGCCTTGCATGCACATGCCTATCGGACGGATACCCTGGGGCATCAGTCGCACGCGCTCCTCTGCCATGATGGTCCCTCCTCTCAGCCTTCCTGTCCTGGGGTCTCGTGCTCCATCGGCGCCAGCGTCATGCTGCGACGGTCCCCCAGCCGGTTGACATAGTCGCGCTCTATGGCGCGGTTCTTGCCTGCTCCGAGTGCGGGCAGAATCGCCTGGTAGCGGCTGAGGGCCTGCTGCAGCCGGGCGTCGCTGTCGCTGGCCAGCGCTTCCAGGTCCTGCTGTCGCTTGTGCGCACTGCGGGCGTGGGCTTCGATCACAGCCAGGGCTGCCTGTAACTGCTCGCGGGGTTCCATAGGGCACATCCTTTCTAGTACAACAGACGTGAGCGCAGCGCCTTCTTGAAGGTTTTGCCCTGATACTTGGCGGGGATACCTTCCAAGCCTAAGCTGTTCCGATGGCTCCGGCGCTTGGCGTGATCGGCTACCGTGGTGCCCTCCTCCGCCAGGGCCGCGCAGAGCGCCTCCGTCACCGTGGCGCCCTCTCCGACGCGCTTCAGGTGGGCGCGTTTGGACTGATTGGTAATCAAGGTGACGGTCCAGCTCTGCTCCCGTCCTGTCAACGGATGGCGGGCTTGTCCATAGACGGTGATCGTGTCGCATTCCGTGTGTATGAGGCGTTCCAGTGCCTCTGCCAGGTCCATCCTTCTCCCCTCTCTAGGCGGCGCGGTGAAACATCTCCCGTTCATCCTGCTGTACAGCGGCGTGATGCAGGTACTGTGCCAGGCCGGTATCGTCGAGCTGGTCCGCTGGCGATTGAAACACCTCCCCCAGCATGCGCTTGGTTTGCAGGCGCTGCCAGGCTTGCGCATCGTAGGGCGTGCGTGTCCGGGAGATGCTCAGCTCTACCGGGTTGGTCTGCCCTAGCCGGTGGATGCGTCCGTCTCGCTGCTCCTTGATCATCGCCGTTTGCGGAATGTCATACTGGTGCAGCCATTGTCCGCGTTGCAGGTTCAACCCGGTGGCTCCGGCGTCAGATGCCACAAGTACATCTATACTTGGGTCGCCCTGCTCAGGCTGGAATGCCTGGCGCACGCGGTTCTTCTCTCCAGCCGTGTGCTGGCCAGTGAGGGTGCCTACCCGTATCCCAGCGGCCTTCAGCGCGTCATGCAGGTGTTGGACGGCGTCCCGGTTGTGCGCAAAGATGATACCGGGCTTGCCCTGGTCCACGCGCATTCTGGCATGCTGCACAATGGCCTGGATTTTGGCATTGTCGGCGGGCGGGGTGCTGTGGATCACGCGGGCCAGGGCACTGTCTCTGAGTAGGCCAGCGTTCTCTTGCAACTGGCGCGCGCGGGCTTCGTGTTGGTCCTCCGGGAGGTGCGCAAAGCTGCTCGGGCTCAGGGCGCGCGCGGCGTCGAGGTCGACCGTTCCCCGTTGCTGCGCCAGTCGGAGCCGGTCGTAGTGCTCCTGTACGGCGTTGGCGGCGGTGCTCTGGGCGTCGCTCAAGTCGTGCTCTAACACCTTATGATGCGCGGGGACACTCGGACTGACGCGCGTGGCGTAAAAATGCGACGCCACTTTGCGCTGTAGGCTTTCCTGTAAGGCAGGGGTGAGTACCGCATACTGCCGCAGGAAAGCGTCACGGTCGGTGTACTCGCCTGGGTGCAACTTTTCCAGCGTGCTGTAGATTTCGCTCACATCGTTCTTGAGCGGGCTGCCGGTCATAAGCATGTGATGCGTCGAGTTGTCCGGGTGGGACAGCGCGGTAAAGACGTTGCTCATGAGGCTGTCGTCTTTGCCCATGCGGTCAAGCGTGGTGTGGCCTTCGTCCAGGACGGTCATAATGCTGGGCGGGATTCCGGCGTTGTCGAGGGCGGCTCTGAGGGCCTGGCGGTGGCCGTCCTTCTGCGCTGAGTCGCGAAAGAAGGTGGCTACCTCTGCCGGGCTTTTGCCTTGATGCTCGGCTACCAGGTGGACAAGGTCATCTCTCAGGCTCTGATGCGTGGCCACTACCAGCGGCGTCTTGGGGTCAGCCAGGGCACGCAAGCGGGTGGCACGGTCCGCACCCGGCGTCGCGAAAAATTTGACCTTGCCAGGGTCCGTATAGCGCAATATCTCCCCTGGGAGCTGGCCCTGTACGGCGCTGGGGACGGCCATAATGGTCTTGTGGATGTCGCCCTTGTTGTGCAGGTGCGTGTGGGTCCCCAGGGCAATGAGGGTCTTGCCACTGCCTACGCCAGCATGGATGGCTATCCGTTTGGCGGCGTCCATCATGCGGACGGCGCGCTGCTGCGGGGCATACTGGCCTGACATACTGAGCCCTGGCATGAGCTTGACGCCTCGCCCTCCGGTGGCCTTCATCTGCTCCACAATGGGCGCAAAACCCGGATGGTTGATGATTCCCCCTAGCTGATTCTCCGCCAACTTCCCTAGTGTGGTGCGGTCGGTCTCGGCCTGGCGCGCGGCCTTGGTGACGGTGGGCTGGGGCGAGAAAAAGCCAAGCTGCGACGCGGCGGCCTGCTCCTGTCTGGCGGTCGCGATAGCGGCGCGCTCCCCCTCTGCAAACTGTCCCCCCGTGCCACGGCGGGCCACAGCGGCATGCGCACTGGCGGTGCTGGCACGCTGTTCCTTGAGGTGCGCTAGGAGGTCGTCCGGGCTCATGCTCCCGCGTACATGCCCCTGCCACTGTGCCAGGCGTTGCTTGCCCGTCTTCAGCGGCTCGCCGGTGATCTGCCCGTATGCGTGGCTGAAGGCATCGGCAAACTTGCCACGGGCACTAGAGAGCAGTGCCTCCCTGGCGCGGCGGATTCCCCCGTGTGCCAGCACGTAGGCAGCCCACGGGTCCGCTGCGAGCTTGGCGCGGTCGTAGTTCTCGCGGTCTTGCGCGGTGACACCCTTCCCCCCGTTGGCAATTTGCCGGTCAAAGATGTCGCGCAAGTGCCCCTTGACCAGGTGCTGCAGGCTCTCCATCCGTTGCTGCTTCTCGGCGTCGTTCTCGCGCTCGTAGGCGTACAGTTGGGCGGCGCGGGAGATGGGCTCTGCATCGTCGGCGGTGATCATACCAGCCATGGTGGCCAGGTCCTCTATGTTGTCGAGCTTGCCAGCGGCCATGAGGTTGGGCTCTGCTACCGCTCCAAAGAGTCCCCCTCCAGCTTCCTCCTCTTCCTTTTTTTGCAGATGGGCCTGGATGGCATGGTAGGCGGCGTCTCCCGTGCCATGCTGGGCCTGCCACTGGCGCCAGTCTCTGCCAGGGTTGGGCAGGTCCTTGAGCTGCTGGCGGGCTTCTAGGGCTTCATCCTTGCTTATGGGGCTGTGGTGCTTCCAGAAGTGTTCCTGCAGCATGCTGGTGCTGGCGTGGTCCCCTAGCTCCCCCACCTTCTTAAAGGCCACGCTCCCCTCTGGCACACTGGCCAGGGCGCGGAACACGGCGCGGCGCGTGTCTTCAGTGTCGGGAATACTCTGGTGATCGAGGGGTGTCATTTCTGGGTGCGCGTCCAGGTAGGGCTTGACCCACTGCGCGGCGCGGCTGTGCAGGGCTGCCTCTTGCTTCTCGGGCAGGCTCTCTTCGGCGTGTTCGCGCTCAGCGGCGGCCAGGCGGCTTTTCAAGGCGTCGGGGTCGCCCTCAGCGGGTGGGCCAAACATCGAGGGGGTTTCCAGGTCCTCTAGCTGCTGGCGTATCCCGGCCATTTCGTGCGTCAGCTCCCGCGCGCGCGGGGTCTCCAGGGGGAAAGCATCCTCCACAATGCGCTGATAGGTGGGCAGCAAGGCCGGGGGAATAGTGGCCTGGCGCTCGGCACTGAGCAGGTCAGAGCGTATGTCTCTAAAATCTTCGGCGCCGTCGAGGTAGGCACGGCTGGCAACGTGGGCCTGGATGGCGTGCTCTGCATCGGGCTCACTCATCTGCTCGGTGAGTTCCAGCGGTGTGGTGGCATAGTGGGCCTGGCGCACGGGGTCTGTAAACTCGGTGAGGGGCCTGGCAACAATGCCGTCCGGGAGCCAGTCGGCTTCGTCGTGCTTCCCGGCCTTGATGTCGGCTACCGTGCGCGCGCGTTGCACGGCGTCCTTGGGGGTCTGACTGAGCAGCTTGGGGAGGGCGTCCGGGTGGATCGTCATGAGGCGCGTCCCTCCCACCAGGTCCATGCTGAAGTCGTCCGGGGTGAGCCCTAACGCACGCGCGGCCATGAGTACGTCGGCATTGCCCACGGTTCCTAGACTCACCTCCAGGTGCTCCACAGGCGGGCGGCGCAGCGCTTCCCCAAGGAGGGCCTGGCCTTCCAGGCGTCCCAGGGTGGTGCCAATGAGCCCACGGGCCTGCTCCAGGAGGTCCAGGCGCTGGCGGTTCTGTTCCAGGGCGGCCTTGAGGTCGCTCGGCTCATCGGTCATGGTCTGGGCCATGCGCTCCGCTTCTTTGAGCAGCGGGTCTGCGGCCTTGAGGGCTTCCTCCGCCAGCTTGCTCTCCGTTGCGGCGTGGTGCGCTTCCACGCCTTCCCGGATGCGCTCCATCTCGCCAGGGATGGTGTTGTGCAAGTGCCAGGCCAGCAGTTGCGCGGAGCTTTTGGGGCCTAGAAAGTCGATCACATCCCGGCTGAGCATGGCACTCCCTAATGCTGCCAGGGACAAGTTATCTATGGCGCTCTGCATGCCAGCGGCAATAGGAGCCCGGTAGGCCGTCTCTTCCTTGCCCTTGACGTGTTCCAGCATGCTGTGTGCCAGGTCCGCGCGTATCTGGTCCTGCAAGTCGCTGATCACCTGCTTGTCCAGGGCTTCTGAGGTCATCACCCGGAAGGCTTTTTGTGTGTCGACCACCCCACCCGTCTCTATGGTCTTCTTCATGCGGCGGGCGTCCTGCTCAGCGGCGGCAACCTCTTTCTCTTGCTTGAGCATGTCGACAATGTCTGCAGCGGGCTGCTTCAGCACAGCGGTCTGGTCGGTGTCGGTCAGTCCGGCCTGCTTCGCCTGGCGTACTTCGGCATGCAAGGCACGCAACCCGGCTGAGCCGTTTTGTAAGCGCTCGGCTTCCTCGTCCCGGCCTTCAGCGTTGAGGGCAGCCACGGTGTCGTCAATCATGGCCTGCTTGTCCGGGGTGAGCACCAGGTCCACAATGGCCTTGTGATTCTCCGGGCTGGTATCGAGGAGGGCGCGCGCGTCCAGTTGGGCCTGTAACTTGGCGCGGGCGCGCTCGGTGTCGGCGTCGGGCTCCTGCTCGTCAAGCTGCTCCAGGGCCTGCTTGGTGGCGTCTACGTCGAGCTTTTGCAGGTCGTCAATGATGTTGGCGGTGGCCTTCTCGCGGCGGCTGGGGCCACGGCTGGCGCCGGTCGGTTCGGGCTCCAGGTCGGTGAGCCCCAGGGTGGGACCACCAAAGAGCCCGGCGTCCGTCTTGCCATGCAGGGGCAGGTCGCCCATACCAATGGCGGCGCGCGCGTCGGCGTCAAGGAGCAGGGTCCGCTTCTGCTCCGCCAACTGTGCGCGGGCTTCGCTGAGCTGCTTGCGGTGATGGCGGGATGCTATGAGACTCTGGGCGCCCAGGGTCAGGCCAGCCAGGCGCTCCGGGGGCAGGTCCGCACTCACCCCACCCAGGGTCGCCCTGACGCGCTCTATCAAGGCGCGTTGCGCGATGCGGGCCTGTTGCTGCACGGCGGTTCGGGCTTCGCGCTGGGCTTTTTTGACTTCGGGCGGCGTGATGGCTTCGCGCTCCTTCTGGGCTTCCCGGCGTTGCTCGGCACGCTCTCTGGCGGTCTGTCTGTACTCGGCTTCGCTCTTGACGTTGGTCAGGCGGAGATAGTTGAGCTTGCCACCGGCGCCAGCCGTGACGCTCCACGAGCCGTCGCCTCGGGGCTCTATGAGAATCGGGACACCCTTCTCTTCCATGCCGTTGGGGTGCACGGTAATCCAGCGCGCACCAGGCGGGATGTCCTTGGCCTTGGCCAGGCGGGGCATGAGGCGCACGTAGCACGGGTGCGGGCGGTCGCTGCCGTGCAGATACACCACGGCGGGCAGGGGCGTAGGGGCTGTGCGGGTGACCATAGGAGCGCTCCTATACGGCCTGGATCGCACCAGGGTTCTCCATGGTGGCCTTGGCCTTGGCCTTAAATTCCTCTACGGGCATCTCCAGCATGTTGCCGAAATGACGCGGGTCATCGTAGTGCGTGAGAAACGCTTGCTTGGCCTTCTTCGCGGAGGTGAAGCCAATAAAGCACTTCTGCTCATCGGCTACCTGGAAGTCCGGGGCTTTGCGGGTGGTCACCACATAGACATGCGGGGCGCCGGGGTGTGGCCCTACAAAGCAGTCAATCTGGGCGCCGTCCATACCCACCGTCCCCTTGATGTAGCCATAGGGGTGCTGCATCTTGTTCGCCCACGGCTTGCCGTCGTGATCGTGCCCACGTCGGATGCTCCCCTTGCGGTTCTCAATACTGAGCTGCATCCCCTGCCAGCGGCGCCGTCCGTGCAGCTTGCGGGCCTTGCTGAGGTCGATCACCAGGGCTTTAATCATGCCCTCTCCGCGTGCAGAGGCGTAGGTATCGCCGCGTAGGTGCACGGCGTCCATCAAGTGCATGCCGGTTCGGTCCAGGGCCTGATGCAGGCGCTTGCTAAACCCAAAAAAGCGCTCGCGTTTCTCCACGTCAGAGACCAGGGTCACCGCATGGGCATTGTGCAGGATGGCTTGCCGGAGCACTTCATTGAGGGCGTCCTGCTGGGCCTGCCCCTCGCCGGTGCTCTTGATGGGGATGGCGGCATTGACACGCAGCCGCGTGTCCGTGAGCACGACATAGGTCTGGTGGGCTCCCCCGCGTAGGAGCTGCTTCCCCATGTCGGCTACCTCATGCCAGTTCTTGAGCTGCTTGCCCTGTAACATCGGTTCGGCTTCGCGGTGTTGCCGCAACGCAACCATGGGCACTTTGCCTTCGGTCTCGGTGCCGGTCGGGTAGGCGCTCTCGCCGTTGGTGTGGCCCTCCGGGTTCAGGGCGTGGTAGCCGTGCTCGCCTATGACGACATGGCCGTGCAGGGTGATACCTAAGCGCTTGCCATAGTCGTTGACCTTGCGGGTCAGAACCTTGTCGTCTTCGCTCGGGTCCGACGCGCCAGAGGGGTGGTTGTGAATGAGCCACATACCGCTTGTGCCCTGGACCACGGCGGCCTTGAGTACCTCCCGGATGGTCCCAGGGCTAGAGTTGAGGGTCCCCATGCTGATACATTCCAGGCTGCGGATTCTGCCGTCTGCATCGGTGTGCACGGCCATGAGTTTCTCGCGCTCGCCCTGGCGCATCTCTTCAAAGATACCGGCTACCTCCTTGGCCGTGCGCGCATACAGGCTGGTGACCGGGATGTCCTGGGTGCGGTCGAGCTTGAGGCTCAGACTGCGGTAGCTGGGGGGTGCCGGTGGGACAGCGGGCGTCTGCTCAGCGGCGGGCTCGGCGTCGAGCAAGCGGGCGTACTGCGTAAACGTGTCGCGGAGTGGTCCAGGGGGCACGTCCGGGGTGTCCATGCCCATGCCACGCATGGCGGCCATGTACTTCTTGCCCACAGACTCCATCTCCTGCTGAGCCCGCTCAACAGCCCGGTGCAGGCTGGCACGGGTGGGCGTCGGGTGGGCGTTCTGGCGGCTGTGGATGCCCTGGACAGCGGCGCGGTAGTGCGTCCCTACGGTCCCAGGGCGGGCGCCACGGTAGAAGTTGAGCGCACCACGCCAGGGGGTGTTCGGGGCATTGGGGCCAGTAAAATAGCTCTCAAAGTCATGCAGCGGGCCTTCAACTGCCCAGACGGCATTGTATGCCTGTTCGCGCTCCTTTTTGCTTGGGCGCTTGTCGTCAGCCGGAAACGTCAGGGCTGGCTCCGGTGCTGGGGCGGGCGCCGGGGTCACGTCAGGCGGGAGCGGGGTCCCCCGCGCATAGGGGTTGTTGTGCTGGTAGCGCTGGAACGCATCCCGCTCTAGCCCAGCGGGCAGGTCGGTGTCACGCATGCCGTACTTCATGGCCATGGCTATCAGGTGCTGGCCTACGTTGGTCAGGTCCTGGGCGGCGAAGTCGACCACGGCATGCAGACTGCGGCGCGTGGTCGTGTCGGTGAGGGTGGTCAGGCGCTCCCGGAAGCGTTCGCCCACGGCGGGCCTGGCGCCCTGGTAGAGCAAGAGAGCCGTGCGCATGGCGGAGGGTGGGGCATCCTTCCGGGTAAAGAAGCGCTCAAAGGCGCGCAGCGGTGCCTCCATGTTCCACACGGTGTCGATAGCATCCTGGCGTTGCTCGGGGGTCGGCGTGCCCGTGTCGTTGGGAAAGCTCAGAAACGGGGACGGCTTCGGCGGCGGGCTGGGCTCCGGCTTGGCGATCTGCACGGGTGCCCGCTCGGGGACCACGGGCGCGGGTGGCTCCGGGGTATGCTTGAGCGGTGCCGGTTGCGTGGTGCGTAGGCTGCTCACAGGTGCACCAAACAGGCCAAGCTGCTGCGCCGGTTCAGCTACCCCTCCGGGCCGGTCCGGGCGGTGGTAGGTGTGCACGTACACGGGACCCTGCTCTAGCATGCGCCAGTGGCCCTTGACGCGGGCTTTCCCCAGGGTGAAGGTGTGAGCCTTCTGGATGGGTGGGCTGTAGCGCTCATGGCGGCTCACGTCCCAGATACTGCCACCACGCTGGAAGTACAGGTATTGATGCAGGGCGAGCTTCCCTAATACCTCGGCCTGGGCTTCCATCGCATGCTGTTCGCTGCGCTCGGTCAGCTCCGGTTGTTCTACCCAGGTGCTAGGTTCGCCCTCGGCGCCAGGCACTTCTTTCATGTTGCTGTTGCGGTGGATGCGATGGCCTACCGGGTAAATGTCCAGGGTGGTCCAGCGCGGGTCTCTGGTGATCGACGCACCACGGCTTCTTTGGCCTTCAAGCATGGGCTCCACAATGCGCCAGAGGGCTTCCGGGGGGAGGTCGTGCATGGGCTGAAAGCGTCCCCGGAAGTTGAACGTGGGGCGCTTCTTCCTGTCTGCTTGCTCCAGGAGGTTATAGGCTAGCGCATACTCCTTGACTTGCGGGCGGAGTCGCAGACTCGGATGGTCGGCGCCCTTCTGGTACTCCTGGATCATGGTCACAATCTGGTCGATTTCCTGCGAGGTAAAGTTAAACCGTCCGCCTGGGCGCAGTGCGTAGGTCTCAGCGGGGGCAGACTCGGCACGGCGCGGGTGTTTGCTGGCCTTTTCGGGCATGGGCAGGTGTGGCGCCTCTTTCGGCGTCGGGCGCACGGGGGCTGGTACGCTCACGGGCATGGCCGTGACAGCGGGGGCTTCGGGTGAGGCGAACGCGGGTGCCTCTTGCGGGGTGAGCTGGTGCACGGTGACCAGGGTCCCACGCGGGGCGCCAAACAGGGGCATCTGACTGGACCAGGCGTGCGGGTCGTCCTGGCGCTCATGGGCTGCCACGTACACACGCTGGCCAGTCGGGATGGTGCGCCAGTGGCCCTTGACGTGGGCCTTGTTGAGCAGGAGCACCAGGCGGGGCGTGTTGCGGGCCTTGGCCATCACATCTTTATGGTTCACTTCCAGTATCCGTCCACCGTCCATCGCGCGAATGGTATAGGTGTCCGGTCCTACGTTCGTAATGGTGCCATAGCGGGGTGTACTGCTCAGTACCCCATGGGTAAACCGCACAAACTGGCCACGCCTGAGCGGAGCACTTGGCGCGGCTGCGGGCGCGGGCTCCGGGGTGGTGTCCGGGCCTAATACGCGCTGATGGTCGACCTTGAGCGGGCTGGTCTGGACGGCGCCATGGACACGAATACTGTAGGAGCGTGGGCCTACGCTCGTAATGGTCCCCACTCTATCCTGTCCGAACGAGTTAAAGCGGACGGTGTCGCCCTTCTTGTACTTCGGCCTGGTCTGCTCTTTCAGCTCTGCCAGGGGCACAGTCTCCCCTAGTGGCATGGCGTGGCTCTTGTCGGTGGCAGAGGTGTGTCCGTTGTCATAGCGCACGGTGAACGTCTTGGGGTTGACCTTGACCACGGTCCCCTTGCCATAGATCGCGTCATGGATGCGGCTCCCTACAGTCACCTGGGAGCTGACCATCTCGCGCTGGGCCTGGCGCTGGCGCTCCCGGTCGCCTGCTATCTGGGCGCCAGCCCGGTCCCAGCCGTCCGCCTTCTGCCTGAGTGCGTGGGCGTCGCGGAGCATGCCCATACGCTTGTCCATCATGGCCCTGAGTCGCTCGCGCAAGTTGCGATGCCGGTTATAGCTGTAATGGTCGGGCTTCAGGGGCTCCGTCCAGAATTGCATATCATCGTAGGGCTTGAGCCGTGCCTCCAGGGCTGCAGCCTGTTTCTCCAGGCGCGCGGCCTGGCTCCGCCAGCGGGTGATTTTCTTGTCGAGTCCGGCCTGGCGGTGGGCGCGGAGGGCTTCGCCGGTGAGCTTCTCGCGGTGGTAGTCTTCGGCGGGCAGGTCGACCTTCCCCACGGTGAGCCCCTTGCTGCGGGCGTAGGCTTCTACCTGTTCTGCCTTGCCGGTGGGCACAATGTAGCCCTTCTCATCGGCATGCCAGCGCGCACCCAGACTCACCAGGTCACGGCGCAGCGGGTAGGTCCTGCCGGTGATCAGGCTGAAAGTCTGCTCTCCCTCGTCGCCGTCGCCCTCGGCGTCGTCGTCCTGCTCGTCTTCGGTGTCGGCGGTGTGCGCACGCTCGGTGCTGGCTACGTCGCCCTCCAGGTCCCCTAGATCGTGCTCGGCCTGGTCAAGCTGGGCAGTGGTGGTGTCGACCGGCTCCGGCGTGGGGGTGGGCTCTGGTTCCTTCGTGAGGCCAAACTGCGCATTGAGCGCTTGCGCTTCCTCGCGGGCGCTTGTGCCTTTTTGATGGTGGCGCCGCATGGCTTGCATGGCCGCCTGGCGGATTTCCTCGGGATGCTCGCCATATTGTTTTTGGATATAGGGAGCGTCCCAATTATGGATGGCATCCTCAGTGAGGGGGCGATGTTGTATTGCCGGTGGGGCTTCCTCCGGTTCCTCGTCCTCCTGGCTGCTCAGCTCGGGGTACTCGGCTAACACCTCGGGCGGGACAGGCTTCCCCTCCTTGAGGGCCTGCGCTACCTCTGCGCGGTGGTAGACCTTCTCCATGAAGTCCGGGAGCTTCATCCCGGCCTGGGCGGCGAGTGTGTCCACCATGTCGTCCGTCATATTGACCCAGGTGGTCCGTTCGCGTGTCTGCACATGCCCGGTACTGGTCAGGCGGATATGCTCGGGGGATGTGAGCGGCGTCACTCGTAGCTGCGTCACTGCCGTGATCCGCTTGCCAGCCCGGATGGCGGCCTGGATCGCCTGGACCTTCGGCGCATTCTCCGCGTGTCGAAACTCCCGGCGCGTCATCTGCCAGGGCTCCGGTGTGGTGGCTGTGGGCTCGGGCTCTGGTGCGGGCGCCGGTGGGGGTGTGGGCTCCGGCGTGGTCTTGGGCTCTCTGGGGCGTCCCCACGCGCTGGCGGCCATGCTCCACGGGATTTTCTCCGGGCGTCCACCCTCCACATGGGCATAGAGCTGCTCTAAGCTAAAACCGTTCTTTTCAGCCAGTCCCTCAATGTATTTGAGCTTGTCGACGTTCGCGTCAAATTGGTGCTCATGCTCGGTGCGGTACTCGTACTCATAGCGGCCTGGACTGCCAAAGCGCTGCCCTAGCTTGCGTAGTCGCTCCACTTCCTCATTGAAGTAATGGATACGCTCGGCGTTGAGCTTCACGGCGTCCTTGACGTACTCCGGGATCGTCGCGGGTGTGGTCTCAGCCTGCACGGGTTCCGGTTCGGGCTCGGGCTCTGGCGTGGGTACTGGCTCCGGTTCCGGTTCGGGCTCTGGTTCTGGCTTCGGCGGTGGGGCTGGCTCCGGTGGCCGGGCAGCGGGTGCGCCGAACAGGGGAAGCTGTGAGGGGTCGTACCCTTCCTGGTCCTGGCGTTCGTGGGGTGAGACATAGACGCGCTGGCCAGTGGGCGTGGTCCGCCAGTGGCCTTTGACGTGGGCCTTGTTGAGGAGGAGTACAAACTGCAGCATCTAGTCCTCCATGCCTAGCTGGCGCCGGGCTTCAGGGGTCATGGTGTTGGCCGGGAGGTCCTCCTCCCTGGGCCGTAAGCTGGCGGTGCCCTGGTCGTGTATCTGGCGTGCCCACTGCTCAAACCACCAGGGCCGGAAAACGTGATAGCGTTTGCAGGCGTCCAGGATACCGATACACAGCACGGGGGCGCTGCCATCGGCCTGGGCGTCCGCGCGCGCGGCGGGGTTGGCCAGGCGCGTCAGTTCTTCCTCCAGGCGTAAGCGGGTCCAGGGGCGTTCAAGCTGCATGGCGCATGCCTCTCTTCTCGCTGTCGGTGGCGCCAACGAGTGCTAAAAAGTCCTCGTAGCTCATCTCGGGATCATCGGCGGGGCTCTCCCCGTGCACAATCGCGCGCTGGGCGCCAGCCTTGCGCTTGACCAGGTTGTCCTTGTGTTGCTCCACAGAGGTGTTGGTCATAAGGCGCATCATCACCACGTCAGCCGTCTGGCCAGGCCGGTAGATGCGGCCTTCTCGTTGCTCTAAGATGTCCGGGCGCCAGGGCGTGTCCATGTGCAAGAGCATCTGCGAGTTGTGCTGCAAGTTCAACCCTTCGGCGGCGGCGTCCGACGCTATCAGGACCTTGTGCTTGCCGGTATTGATCCCGTCAACAATGTCCTGGATTTTCTCAGGCGTCATGCCACCCTTGATGGTGGCAATGTCGCCGTTCGTCAAGCCTTCCTTCTGGAGTTCCCGCTGCAGGATGTCGATCACGGGCAGGTAGTGGGAATAGATCACGCACGCCTTGGTGTGTCCGGCGCCAAAGTGGTCCTTGACCATCTGCACGGCTTCTGCCACCTTGGGCGCTTCCCCCTTGTAGGACGGGTCGACCAGCTCCGGGGTGATGGCCACTTGCTCCATGCGCAAGATGTTGGTCAGGATGTTGGCGCGCTCCTCCCGTGTCATCTGGCCAGGGTTGTTCACACGCTTGAGGGCTTCCAGGGCGCCAGTCCGCGCGGCTTCGTAGTAGACGGACTGCGCCGGGTGCAGGTCGAGCGTCTGCCGGGCGTTGCGCCGCTCGGGCATGGGAATCTGCACGTCCGGGCTCTGCCAGGTCCTGGCCAGGATATAGGGCGCTACCACACTGCGGGTATAGGCCAGGTTCTGGTAGCCGGTTATGCGAGTGATCATGCGGCCTTGTGCATAGACGCGGTCTGTGCGGCAATGCTGGCGCAAGAATTGGGCACGGGAGCCAAAGAGGGTTGGCTGCAGCCGTTGCATGAGCTGGTAGAGGTCCTCCGGGCTGTTGGGGATCGGGGTAGCGCTGAGGTCCCAGGTATACGGCGCGCTGAAAAACTCCTTGCTGTTCTTGGCGGTCTGGCTGCTTTTGCCCTTGAGGCGGACGGCTTCGTCATTGATCACAATGTCAAAGCCTGAGCCATGGAGCTTCTCCGGTTCGCGCTGGATAAGCCCGTAGCCTGCTACCACAAAGTCCGCCGTTTCCGCGTCGCGGTACTGCCGGGCACGCTCAGCCGGGGTGCCGTCGACCAGTACCACCTTTTTGCCAGGGAATAACGCCTTGATGTCCCGTATCGTGCCAATTTTGCGGGCGCTGGGGACCACAAACAGGCAGCGTTTGGCCTTGCCCTCTTCCTGGAGCTTGGCGGCGGCGGTCACAGCCGTGTTGGTTTTGCCCAGCGCGGTAGCAAAGGCGAGAATGCCTGCCTTGGCGCGCATGAGCCACGCCACGCCTTGCTTCTGGTGCGGGTAGAGTTCCCCTCCGGTGAGCACAGCCGGATTAAAGCCAGCGGGCATTTGAAAATTGCTGATGTCCTGGTCATGGCTGAGGGCGTCGAGTTCGTTAGTCTTGGCCTGTGCAGCGGCCTTGAGCTGGCCCTCCCGGTCACGCCACGCCTGGGCGAACATGGCGCGCTGGTGCGGGTTGGCATTGAGCCAGTTGTCTAGCTCCTCCTGTGCCCGGTCGACAATGCGTAACTGCTTGGGGCTCAGGCGGTCGCGTGACTTCCCCAGATTGGACGGAAGGAAGGTGCCACGGGTCCAGTTGTCGAGCGTGTCCACCTGGGCGAGCTGCTCCGGGGTGAGCATCAAAATGTCCTGGGTAAAACCACGGTCTGCTTCACTGAGGAGGGCGTTGGCTTCGGCCTGGGCCTGCTCGCGGGCTACAGCGCGCTCCTGGTGTTCCTGCCAGGCGGCCATGGCCTTCTGGGTCATGTCGACGTTGGCCAGGTCGATCACCTCCTGGAAGCGCTCCATGGGGACGCTCCAGCTTTTAGTGATCGGGTTCCAGCGGGCGCCTCTGACAGTCTTGACCAGGGCCACAAGGCGCGGGTCATACTTAAAGTGCAGCCCGATATGGCCAGGGAAGGCGGTCACGGTCGACGCGCTCATGTCGGCTTTGTCGTAGCTCTGCCGCTCATGCTCCGGGATAAAGACGGCGTGCCCGTCAATCCAGCGCCACACACCAGGGCCGTCCTCCGGGGTGCTCGTCGTTGTGGTGGTCGCAGCCTGGCGCCGGGGCCGGTCGTCTGGGCGGTCCATCGGTGGGGGCACGGGGATGGCGTCAAAGTCAATGCCGTTGCGGGCCAGTTGCCCCTTGTACTTGCGCAGTCGTTCCCAGGCGGCGCGGCGTTCGTCGTCGGTCCAGTCGCGGTCGTTCCCAGACATGGCCAGCATTTTGCCCCACATGGCATCGGGGCCTGCAAAGCCCACCTCGTCTTTTGTGCGGGCGCCATCACACTGGCCAGCCAGGCTTTCAATGCAGTCCATAAGGGTGGGGTGGGGCTTGGCATCCGGGTGCACAGGCGCCACACGCTGCACGTCCTGGGTGGTCGGTGGCCGTGGCTCGGGCGCGGGCTCAGCGGCGGGCGGGGTGAGCACCAGGGCCGGGGCTGGGGGCTTCGGCACCACGGGTTCCACGCGCGGCGGGATCACGGGCCGGGGCGCGGGCTCGGGTTGTGCTTCCGGCTTCGGCGCCGGGCGGAGCAGGTCGAACAGGGACTGCTGGCGCATGGGCCGGGCAGGCTCCAGCGCGGGGCGTGGGGGCGCGGGGGTGGGGGGCTCCTCTTTGGGGGCGGGCCTGGGGTGGAAAAGCGTCAGTTGTGGCTGGGCCACTACGGAGGTGTGATAGGGCTCCACCCACACCGTTTCCCCGCTGGGCAGGTGGCGCCGGTGGCCACGCACGTAGGCTTTGAGCAGGTCGGCGGTGCTGCGCAGTCGGTTGAGGGTGAGCACAAAACGCATGGGAGCGCTCCTCTAGGCGGGCTGGTAGTGTGGCGCAGCGGTGGGGGTGATTGTCACGCCCTGGCTGCGGAGGTCGGCCTGGATACTCTCGTCACTCTCGCCATAGAACAGGAACAACGTACAGCCTCGGATACCCACGTCCTCCAGGGGGCTCGTGATCGGTTGCCCGGACATAAGGCGGGTCACATGAGCGCGGGTCAGTCCGAGTCCTATCAAGGTGCGCTTGTCACCTGTGGCCGTAAACGTGACCATAGTCCTCATCCTCCAGGGTGTCCGGGCGTGGGGCATGGCGTCCAAAGACCAGGTGCACGGGCACACAGGGCAGGACACAGATATAGAGATGTAGCTCCTGCATCACCAGGCCATACGCGGTGGCGTAGCACGCGGCCTTCCAACACCAGTACACCCCTAGCCACGCATCGTGTATGTTCCACTCCACCTGTATCCACCAGGGCCGGGGTCCTAGTCTGAGCATAGCATTGCCTCTTTCCAGATTTTCCCGCGCACGATTAGGCTGATCGTCGTCCCATCCACGCCATATTCATGGGCAAGCTGCTTGAGTGTCACGACGCCGGGGCGGTATCGGCTACGGATTGTCCGTACTGTGCTCCATGAGAGCTTGGCCTGTGGGTTGTCTTCTCCAGCAAGGGCAGGAACAAAAAAGCGTGCACGCTCAATGGATGAAGCGCGTATCCGGGCCTTAGCTTCCTCAGTGTGTGTAAATCCCTTGCGATTGGCGGATATTTTGGCGCGCGTCTCAGCGCTCGCCGTATGGCCTTTGAGTGTGGCGGCAATGCGTTGGCGTCGTTCAAGAGGGACAGGGCCTTTCTTGCGTCCCGTCAACGTAGCGCTGATGCGTGCCCGCAGTTCAGGGGAGGGGGAAGGATGCGGACGGGCAGCTTGTACAGCCGCAAAGCGCGCGCTTTGTTTTCTTCCAAGCATCGGAGCCGTGACACTAAGCGCGATGTTGAAATGCGGCTTGAGTGTGTCCAGGTAGAACTGTTCGCGCGCCTTGAGTAGATCGCGGTCGGGGACGGCTTCGATTAGCTCAAAAGCAAAAGCATCCTCACCGTACATGGTCCAGGCGGCTTGGAGCTTTGGGCTGTGATGCCTCCCTGCTCGCAACCGTCGCAGATGGAGTTGTATGCGCGCAGCGAAGTTGACCGCGCTTCCAATGTACCAGCGGTCTGTAGCGCGGTGGACAATGCGGTAGATTCCTTGCGCGGTGCTGCGAGAAAAGGGCGATATGCTATCATGGACAATAGTCATGGCGCGTGCACTCCTGATGCATGGCGGTATGGCGAGAATCCCGGTGGTGTTGGCGCATCGCCGGGATTCGCTCGTTATGTGTCCTAATTGTAACATATCGCGCTGGTTCTCTCTAACCTTTGACGCTCAGGGGTACGCATAACACCAGCCGGTAACGTCGCTGGCCTGTCGGGCGGGCTTTTTGTAATGCCTGCGCGTGCTCGCACTCCCTATACCGCTGTACGATCTTGCGTAAATAGTCCACCTTGGCGCCTAGCGGGAGGTCCTGACATTTGGCACAGGTCCGGTCTACGATGGCCTGCTGTAGATCAGGATGCATATCATGCATGAGGTTCTTGCGTAGCCCTGACATCTTCTTATAGATCGACGTGACAAGCGCCCAATGGCGGTCGCTGTCTTCCCCTACCTCTGGATACTGCTCTTGTACTCGTTGTTTAGCGTGCTGCCAGTGGCGTTCCTGGTCTTTCGTGTGCACAAGATTGGACGGCATGCCTTTTTCCTCCTACGGCCTGATGGCAGCCTCTTGGCGCATCCGCTCAAAAGTGGGCTCCACAACCGGGCTATACTCAAGGAGACTTCCCTCTGTACAGTTTGGGTGGATTGGTCCTATTTGAGCCGTCCACTCAGCGGCTGGCCTACCATCATTGCTTGGATTGCTCACTACCTCCTGAAGATCATAGAGACGTGGTGTGCCATCGGGCTGTAACCAGATACGTTGGCACGATAGGCACGCATTGACGCTGGTTATTTTGAACACTTTTACATTAGGAATCTGTGGGGCTTCGCCTCTCGCTATCCGTTCCTGGTTGCTCGGATGCCTGGCAATCAGTGCCTCAGCGGCACCTTGATTGAAAGCCTCACTCAGTTCTGTGCGTGCAACGCGGTGCCAGTCTCGGTCGAAGTTTCCGGCTTCGTCAGCCAGCGCAGACGCCAGGGCCATAGGGCCTGTCCGGGTCTCTAGCGCTTGCGGGATGAGGGTACGGACGGCCTGGCGTTCCTGCTCCAGGATGCGCGCTTCCAGGCGGTCATTCAGTCCCCGAAAGATCGGACGTAGCCGGGCGCCAGCGTGTTGCTGCGCTATCCTGATGGCGGCGCGCTCGGCGGGCGTCAGTGCCCTGGGTCGGGGTGCCGGTGGAGTCTCCTGGACGCCGTGCTCCATCCCGGCGCGGGCGGCGTTCCCGTAGCTATCCCGCAGTGCAGGCGGGAAGGCGCGTGGGTCGACACGCGGGCGCGATTCCGGGCCGGGCTTCCTCCCGGTGAGCCAGTCGAGGGCGATGCTCGCCACACCGTCCAGGGTAAAGCGGAGCGTCGCCCATTGCTGGCCAGTGAACGGTATGAGCCAGCCAAACACGCGGGCCTTGACTAGCTCGTTAGTGACAGGCGTGTCGATCATGAGGCGGTTGAGCGCCTCCTGCAGGATCGTGGGCCAGGTCCTGCCCCACGCTTCCAACTGGCGCCAGTGTGCCTCTAGCCCTGGGGTGGCCAGGCTGTGGCTGGCTTCGGCGTCCAGGGTGCCGGTCGGCGGTCGACCACGGCGGCGGCGCACGGTGCCGGTGGCCTTGTGGAGTGCCTCCGGGGCGGCGTCGAACGGCACACCAGCACGGGTGAGGCAATACTTGGCCAGCAAGACAAACTTGTCCGGGGGTGTGTCGGTGGCCAGGCTCAGCCGGATGTGTTCCATTACCACACCTCAATGTCCACGGTGGTGTTGGCGCTCTCGGCCAGAACGTAGAGCGTATACCCTGGCTTGTCTCCCGGCAGAAGGCGCCGCGTCCACTGATTGCCCTTGGCAATCGCACCGCGTCCGAGTTCGGCGGCTTTGATGCCTTCCTGGATCGTGGGCAGCGCGGTGACAATGGGCGTGGGATCAGGCGGATTGTCCAAACTGAACCGCACATCATTTGTGCGCGGATAGAGTCCCACACCAAGCGCTCCCAGCGGCAATGTGAGACCAGCCACACCGCCAGCCGTGTCAAAGACCGCCTGGATGCTCCAGGTGCGCTCCGGTCGCAAATCGCTGGGGCTATAGACAATGCCCACCTCGGTATTGCGGGCCATGACGGTTCTCCTCTAGGGTGCACGCGGGGTAAAAAAGCCCCTGGGGTGCATCCCCGTGCTGCGGTCGATGGCGGTGTACGTGCATTCGTCCACGTCCGGGAAGAGGGCAAGCTGGCGCAGTCGACTACTGGCCATAGAGCACCAACGGGCCTGGAGTTCGATACCGATGGCCTGACGGCCACACGCACGCGCGGCGTCCAGGGTGCTGCCACTCCCGGCGCAGCAGTCCAGCACGGTATCCCCAGGGCGGGAAGAGGTGCGGATCATGTGGCGCAGCAGAGAGAGCGGTTTCTCAGCCGGGTGCTTGCCCGGTAAGACCATGAGCGGGGCAAACGTCCACACGTCGGTATAGGGCACGCTGGCAGACACCTGGAACGGGCGATGCACGGGCGCACGCTGGGCCTGGTACTGTGCATCCAGCAAACGGTAGTGCGCCAGGAGGGCGTTGTAGTCACGCGGGAGATACCTGTAAGCGGCGTCCGGGTCATCCATGAGCGGGCTGTCTGCCGGGTGGTACGGGTGCACGTTGGGGAGAGGGCGGCGTCCCTGACGGTTGAACAGGTCCTGCAGGGCGGCGTAGTGCTTGCGCGTGGGTAAGCACCATTGCGAGCTGCTGAAGTAGTGGCGGCTGGCCATGCCTCCAGCAATAGGCCGGAAGCCTAGCGCCACATTGCAGGCGATTTTGTCAATGTCTGCCCGCTGGCGTTCGCCCTCCAGATAGGCGCGGAGCGGGGCAAAGATGCGCGCGCGCAGGGCCTGGTCTGCCTCATCGGCGCCGTACTGCTCACAAAAGAGGATGCGCTCCGTCTGCGGGAAAAACTGCCGCAGTGCTTCCTTGCTGGCCTTCTGACTCCAGCCCTTAGCCTGTCCCTGGGGGTCGGTCTTCGTCCACACAATATGCGTGAGTACCTGGAACACCTCCGCCAGCGTTACCTCCACGCGCGCGGCCATCTGGGGTGAGGCGAAGCAATACAGGCTGCCGTTGGGGGTGAGCACGCGCTGCCAGGCTTTGGCCAGGTCTCTGAGCCAACTGAGATAGGCGTCCGCGCTGGCCCATTGCTTGTCCCACTCTTCGTCCTTCACACGGTAGTAGGGCGGGTCTGTGATGATGAGATTAACACTTGCGTCTGGAAGCATGGGGAGCACAGCAAGCGCATCTCCACAATACAGCGTTGCTGTCCCAATCTGCCAGCATTCCATCGCTTATACTCCGCCTTTTAGGTATAATATAACCTAATGCCGGGTTGGCCTAGCTAGCCTAAATCTGCGGTGCCTTCTCACTGTGGAGCCCGGCAGTTATCCATAGCCAAGAAGGTGGCACGCATGAAAAAAACGACAGAAGTACGGACGTGTAAATGCTGCGGACAAGCGTTCCTTTTTAAGTTCAGGCCATGTTATGCGCACACAACGAGAGGCACGTATTGTTCGCTCAAATGCTTTGGCAAGGCACATACCAAACTGCCAGACGATATTGACGCCATGCTTGTTCAGCGCTTTCAGAACGGGGACCGTTGGGCGCAAATTGCCCGTGATCTGCATTGTTCTGCACGGCTTATACGTCTTCGTGCCAAGCAATTGGGGCTCCAAGGCTATCTCGGTCATCGTGGCGTAACCAATGGGATGTATGGACGTACACATACGCCGGAAACCGTGGAAAAACTCCGTCAAGCCTCTCAACGCCAATTCAGTGCACCAGGCGCGCGTGAAACTCAGGCGTTGTTGACGATTAAGCAAATTCAAGACGGCAGAACAGGCAAAGCCTTGAACAAACTGGAAACCCGTGTAGCCCGCATGTTTGATGCCGCTGGTCTCTCCTATCAACAGCAATACGCGCTTGGCCGTTTTGTGTTCGATTTCTATCTGCCTGCCACGCATACCCTTGTGGAAGTGCATGGCACGTTTTGGCATGCTGATCCGCGCAAATACGAGCCGGACGCCTTGAGCCCAATTCAGCAACGGAATGTGGCGAATGATGCCAAAAAGGCCGCGCATGCGATGGCGTGTGGGTATGCGCTTACCGTGCTCTGGGAAGCGGATATGCCCTAGTGCCACGCGGTCACCTCTCTGCCCTGGCGGGCGTGAATGATGGCCGGGCGTGCCCAGCGACGCTGGAAGGTCGACCAGGCCGGGCCGGGGGCATGCTTCTCTTGCTTCGGGTGCTCCGGTTTCCACAGCATGGCCATAGGGGTGAAGCCTAGCCCACTGATCGCGCTGAGACGTTCCTCAGCCAGTACAAAGGTGTCCTTGGGGTAGCCTATGAGCACGTAACAGCGTAGCCGGTGAGAGGCACTGGTAAATCCTGCCTCTAGCAGCCTGTGGGCCGCATGGGCGAGTGTGTCAAAGGCGTCGCCGGGATCGTAGGCAAAGAAGCACGTCGGGCGCGGGTGCAGACTGGCGAGCAAGTCAACCTGGTAGTCCTGGAGTGCCAGTGCCTCTAGTCCCCCCGTAAACTCCACGCGGCGCGGTTGCCTGGCCAACATGGCGAACACAGCGCGGACGTGGTCCTCCGGGCAGGCTAGGAGGTTATCGTCCAGGATGTTCCAGCCCTCCTGAATAGGGAGCAACCGGGGCACAGGGTCCCTACGCCAGACGCTGCAAAACCAGCAACGCCTTGGACAGCCACGGCTGGTGAAGGTATAGCCCGTCTTGATGTACCTCCCTGGGACAAAGTCATGGCCGGGATCGCCATAGGCCACACCCCCCACGTCGACCGGGGCCACATGGCGCCAGCTCTGCGCTAAGGCTTCGGCATAGGGCTTGTCCCAGGTAAAGGCCACACTGATATGCACGCGGTCCCCCTGGGCGAACAGGTCCGGCTCTCCCACGTAGGCCAGGGGGTCGTCTGGGGTCGCCTTGGTACGCCGGGGGAACACGCGGAGCAGTCTCACAGGCGTACCTCCTCCCACGCCAGGGCCTTGCCCATGGGCTCCCCGTCGTCGTCCTCTTCGTCGTCGTCCTGGGCCTGCTGGGGCGGTCCCTGGGCCTGCTGGCCAGGGGCTCCCTGCTGCTGTTGCTCTTGCTTCAGCCTGGCCAGTACAGCCGGGGGGACACCCGGATAGCCATCGTCCTCCCCAGACTCTCCGGGTGGCCCTTGCCCTCCTGGTCCCTCCATCCCAGGGGGCATGCCGCTGGCGCCGATGCCAGCGGCCTGGAAAATGAGCGGGTTCAGGGGGACTTCACTCCAGGGTTGCTTGTACGGCTTGTCCCCGCGTAGCTGGCGGATTTCGTCGACGCTGCGGAAGTGCTGCACGTCCTGGGTCTCTAGCTGCATCTCGGCGTTGCGGTCTTCGGCGTCGAGCCCGGACCAGGTAAAGGTGAGGTCCGTGTCAATCAAGCGCACCAGGGCGGCCAGGTTCTCTCCAAAGAATGCCCTATTGATCTGGAAGCCCTCTTCTTCGCTCGCCTCTATTTCCTTGTCGCGGGTGTGCTCAAAGAGGGCCGTGCCCTGGTGCGTCATGCCCTGGCAATAGATGCGGCTCGGGTCCTTGCGGTAGATGGCACAGACCAGAGAAATGAGGCTGTTCATCCATTGCATAAATTCCATGTCTTTATGGTTCTCTTTGAGCTTGACCACTTGCATGGTCTGGTCGGTCGGGAGCTGGACCAGCGGGACCCTCCACGCGCCTTTCAATCCTGAAAAATTCTCGCGTAAGGTCTCCTGGAGCGTGACAAAGGAGTCATCCTCTATCTCGCCGGAGATACCTAAAATCACCTCAATGGGGTTGCCCACAGTAAAATAGTTTCTATTGTAATGAAAGGCATGCAACCAACTGATGATACCCTCTAGGGCCTTTTCAACATAGCTTGCCGGGAAGATGTCCCTAATATCGCTGCTCGGGTCAAACTCCCAGACCAATAACTCACCAGGGGCAAATGTCCCTACCAGCTCTCCCCTGATCACGCAGACATACTCGCTGTCCCTGATCGGCATGCCGGTCTCTTGCTCTAACAGCTTGGCGCCTACTTCGTAGGCGTCCGGGCGCTGCGGGTTGACGGAGTCATTCAGACCAATAAAGCGCTGGATCACGCGGTAGGTGGGCAGGATCGTGGCGCCGTCAACACAGCGAAATTGCACCACGCGGTTGCGCCGGTCGCGTATGAGTTCGATCACCACGCGGTTAATCGTCAGGTGATCACGCAAGGCGCGTGCGATGAAGCCCGGAAAGGTTGCCTCATGGATGGGGTGGGGCGTCTGGAAGATGCGGCGCACGCGGTCACAGCGGGCCTGAATCTCGGGGGTGTCGGTGTCGCGTGTCTCGTCGTGCGCGTCCAGGTGCTCTATGCGCCAGCCTAAGTCCTGGGGGGTCTTGGCATAGGCGGTGAGCTGCAACAGCTCATGCAAGCAACAGGAGTGTATCGCCTGGATGAGCATGCACCGCTTCACGGTCAACCTGAGCAATTCAAACGACACCCCACCGCCATACTGAGACCACAGGCGGCCTTTCTGGTACGCACCAAAGGTGTCCGGTATCTGGTACAGGTCGAGCCGGGGAATCTGGGACTGGTAGACGGGCTTGACCAGGTCGAGCACGCCTGCAGGCATCTGGCCTTGCTTGGCCTTGGCTAGCGCGCGCTCGCGCTGGGGCACGGGATACCATACCTGGGGGCTCTGAGCCTGCTTCGCCTCGCTGAGGGCCTTCTCTAGCTGGCGGATACGCTGGCGCTGGCGCCGGGACTGTGTGCGGGCCATAGACTAGGTCCCCTCCGGCAAAATGCTCATCATCACGGTTTCCGTCATGACGGTGGCTAGGTCATCATCCAGGGTTACCTGCATGTCCAGGCTGTAGGCATGCTCCGGGGTCCCCTCCTTGACTACGATCTGTGCCAGGGCGCCAGCAATGGGGGTGCTGGCGTCGGCCAGGACTACCTCGGTGGCGTCGCTGCCGTCCGTACAGTCCAGGGCGGTGACCAGCACGTCAGCCGGGAGGATGCCAGGGGGAAGCGCGGGGGTGCAGTCCAGGGCAAGTATCCAGACTTCGGGCTGGCCCTTGTAAAAGGTATGCACACACAACGGGGTACGGCTCGCGCGTGGGGTCATGAGGAAGGTAAAGACCGGGACAGCTTCTGGCATGGGCGCATTCTCCCTGGCGTCTCACCGTCGCGATAATGTATCAAGATAACTTATCAAGAGGATACACGAATGTTGAGAGGGGTACAAATAGAGAGACACGCGGGAAGGGAGAGGGCGCTAGGAGCTAGCGCCCATGCGTGACAGGTCAGTATTCCAGGTCATGGTAGCCGGGCGGGGGTTCGGGTGGGGTGGGCGCGAACACGGCCTGCGTCCAGTCGGTATGGCTGACGCAGTACCAGTAATTCCAGTTGTCGACGTTCACCACAAAGCTGGCCTGTGCTCGACACCTACGGCATTGGTGATACTCTACGTCCTCAGTCATGGTGCGTGCCCTCCGCCAGCGGGGGGCACTGTGGGCAGCGGGGGTCCTCCGCCATGGTGATCGTGCACAGGTCTGGCATACTACTGACACCAGGGGCGCGCGGGAGGGCGCCAGCGTCCTGGAGATGCGTGCAGTAGTCACGTCGGGCCTGGTCAAGGATGGTGATCTGGTGTCGGGCTCTGGCCTGCTGTGCCAGGATAATGAGCTGCCACGCCCACGGGCAGCGGTGGCCGATGGTGCAGCAACAGGGGGCTGCTGTGACGGGCTCGCCGGTGATCTGAAAGACATGGGTGTTGCGTATGTGGGCCATACGGCCACACGGGCAGCGGTGGGCCAGGTCGGTGTTGCGATGGTTGTAGACGTAGCCAGGAAAGGGATGGTATCGTCCACAGGGGCAGGTATAGCCGTCTTCATCATGGCGCATGGTCGCCCTCCGGTGGTGCGGGGGGAATCTCGGCCTGGATGGGATAGGTGCGCTGGCACTGTGGGCGGCGACACAGGATGCGGGGTTGCTGGGCGTCGTGTCCACACGCAACGCACCAGTGGATGGTGCTGTCATTCATGGCATGACACCAGCTACAGGATACGGATGTTGTCATAGGGTGGGTCCTTTCTCGCTTACCTTTTCTCACGCCAGGCGTCATAGGCAAAATCACTCTCCACATTGCAGCGGTTGCACACGTCCTTGTACAGCACGCCATGGGCGCAGTGCTGGCCCTCCTGGCAGGGTATGCAGTACGCATACGGGTAGCTCGCGGCCAAGAGCGTGCCACAGTGGGCACAGGCGTGGCTCATATACTCCGGGGTGTCTTCGGTGGCCATAGTTCTACTCCTTGACGGATACCGTTACTTTTACCGTTATTCGTACCGTGCCAGGTGACTACAGCGGGCCGTAGCACAGTCCATGCCCGCATGGCATTCCATCATGTGCCCTTCAAGACAGAACATAGCCTGCATGGGGTTCGTACAATGGCAGTCCGGGTTGCCGGGCGTGTTCAACTCCTCCGCCATGAAGAGAGGCGGCGGGTAGGTGGTGTGCCTGGCGCCGGTGGTGTCGGGCTGGTCGGTGGTCCAGGTCAGGGCATCATGGCGCGGCGTCTCGTTGCGGATAATCCTGAAACCGTGGTCTGTGCCCTCCGGTGTGCCCAGCACTTTATTGATGTGGGCGTTGAGGGCGTCGTCCCCTAGTAGCCGGTCCAGGTCGCGATTGAGCGCGTCAATGGCTTCCTGCTCGTTGGCATAGGGCTGGCCTTCAGGCCGGTAGTAGCCCTCGTCGGGCTCGGGGGTGGTGTCGTCGGGGTTCTGGCTCATGTATGCCCTCCTGGCGTGTGCACTGGCGCGTCGATACGTCTCCCAGAGGTCCGCCATGGTCTGTATGATGTCTTCCACTTCTTGCGCGGTGTTGGCTTCGATCCTGTTGGACGGTAGGGGACCATCGCCCTGGACGGTGTGGATGCAAATCTGCGCCGTGGGATAGCGCGCGGCCAGCGTGAGGCGCAGATACGTGGCATAGTCGTCAACGTCAATGTTTCTGTACACGTCAGCCATGACGTGGTAAGTGATGCGGGTTTGCATGGGTGTGCCTCCCCCTAACATCCCAGGCGCCTACGCCCTGGGGTGAGGGTGATGCCTTCATGGGCAAGGTCTGAGACGCGGCGGACTTCGTCGCTGCCATCGTCCCAGACAATGCGGAAATGATGCCACGGGCCATAGAGGGTGATGCCTTCGGGGTTGGTGTCGACGTAGCCCGTGATACCATCATCCCGGCGCACGTTCTGGCCTACGCGGATTTGTGTTCTGATCGCCATCGCTCCCCCTAGCGTGCCCAGCGCATGACGCCTTTTCCCCAGGTGATCCCTAACTCTTCCAGGGTTTCCAGCATGGCGGTCTCGTCGCCGTCAAAATTCCCCTCTTCATCCTGCCAGTGGATGGTGAACAGTTCGCCAGGGCCATAGACGCGGACGCCCTGACTGTTGAGGTTGACGTAGCCGCGCTGGCCGTCCCAGCGGACCAGGCGCTGGCCTACCCGGATGAGTTTCCGCATGCTGGGACGTTTGGCGCCCTTGGCGCGCGCGTGCCCGGCGTCGACCAGGCGTGCCCGCTCCAGCGCTACCAGGCGCATAACAGCTTGCAGGTGTGTCTCGCCGGTCTGGTCCACAATGGTGTTGAGGTGCTCTAGGGTGTCGCCGGTGATCGTGAGGGTGATCATCTCCGTTGTGGTCATACATCCCTTTCTGCGGGGCATCCGTCCACGTCGCACGTAATACGTTGGCCTGTGCCACAGCGCGGGCAGGCTTCTATACAGCAATGATGGACATGGAACTGCCCAACAAGTACGCCACAATCACGGCATGGCGCTGGCAAGACGGCACTAGGGCGCGCTTCGGCTCCATAGGGAATGCGGTCATAGACGTGCCCATGTATGACAAGAGTCGTCTGGTGCTGTGCTGCACGAATCTTTGCAGGCCAGTCTGGGCTCATCTGTACTCCCTGATAGGTGATAAATTGAGAGGTCATGAGTTACTCCTCTATCTCATCATCACTGGCCAGGCGCTCTGGCTCGTAGCCGTCAATAATGTCCTGGACAGCCTGCTGCCAGGTGGGCCAGGTGTTGGAGTCTTGATATTTGGGCGGTCCCCACTGTGGGACATACGCCCAGAAGCCAGTACGGCCACGCATCACACATACATGGCTGGGATAGTCCGGGTTTGATCGGAGCATCTTGTCTGCGGCCTTGACTATGAGACTGTCCAGGCTCTGTGCTTTCCGTGCCATCGGGTGCCTTTCGGTGTCGAGGGTGAACTATGGGACACCCGGACAGTGTACCTATTTATTCTGCATAGAGCAATCTATATCACTGGTGCACGCCGGGAACAGGGCCTGCAGCAGCCGGGCGAGCTTGGGGCTGATGGGCAGCTCCCCGCGTTCGACGCGCGCCAGGTGGTTGGCCGTATAACAGCCCAGCCGGGTGGCCAGGTCTTGCTGACTCATATGGTGGGTGGTGCGCAAGGCGCGCAAGTCCAGGGTCTGCATCGGGGTCCTTTCCTCAGCAAAGCGGTCCACGTCGACATAGCGCACGAAGCCCAGGCGTTGCGCAATCTGGCCCAAGGTGAAGCGCCAGCGGTGCCGGTTCCAGAAGCCACGGCAGCACACATCTTTGCTGTGGTGGCAGACTCTATACCCCAGAAAATAGCCAGCCTTGCGCGGGTCGGCAATGTCCGCCTCTAGCTTGGCCAGGCTGAGCCTGCTCTCTTTGCGGTAGATGCACGTTGCGCACTGGCGGCGTTGCACCAGGAGGTAGCCGGTTTCGTCGGCGTCGGTGCTCATGCGGGTGCTCTCCTACCAAAAGAGGGCATCGGACGCGGGTAGGGTACCTGATGGGTGTGCCCACAGGGATAGGTCTGGCCTTCGCAGAGCACGTCAACAGTGATGTCCGTGGCGCCTAGTGTGCGCTCCGCGTCCGTGGCATGGAAGCGGCAGAGCTGCACCCGGCAGCCAGGGGCGCCGTCACGCGGGGGCAGGAGAAACCAACGCCAGGACCGGCGCGTACAGATACCACCACGGGTGCGGACCTTTTCGCACAGGTGGCCATCCTCGGGCGGGCGCATGACGAAGCCAGGGCGTTGCAAAGGGCGGTAGGTTATGCGGTCGATCACGTTACTCATGTTTTGCTCCTTGTTGCGCAACATGCAGGGCATGCGCCCGGTGTTCGCGCTGTCGAGGGGCTTCCCCTGGGGCGAGAATGACGCGCGCGGTGGCTGGCGGTCGCTGCCAGTTATAGGGCTTGTGGGCGCGTGGGTTGGGGTTTTTGGCGCGGTCGCGTTCCCGTTGCCGCTCCCGTTCGCAGAGGTCGCAACTTCCACTTGGGACACGGCGGAGACTCATCCCTGTCTCTTCATGCTCATGGCCACGGGGGCACAGCTTGCCCAGCTTCAGCGGCGCCGTTCCAGGTGCATTGCGGGTGCGGGGCTTCCGGGGTGTGCGCTGGGTGATGTCAATAACGGGGGTGTCCGCGTTCGCCGGGTCGGTAGGGGGAGTCTCTAGCTCTATGGTGGACCATTCGGCTGGGGGTGTTGGCGGCTCTAGGGTGGTCTCGGGTTCTGACGGCGGAGTCCCAGCAAGTGCACCATAAAAGTCATGGTGAGGGTCTATACCGCTTTGATGGCGTAGCCAGTGGGCGCCAGCCTCGTTGACGGTGGTCGGGTGTACCACTGGCTGGAGCACCACTGACTGGTGCTCTGGGGTCTGGAAGAGAATTAAAGCCTTTTCCCTTTCAGTATTTAATTCTGTTCCAGCCAGTGGAGCACCAGCCTGATGAGTACCAGCCACTGGTACAGCTCCAGTAGATGGTGCTCCAGTTACTGGTACAGTGGAGAGGGTCAGTACATACACATTGCCGCCTTTCGGACCCTGGCGGTGTTGAATAGCCAGGTGTCCGCTGGCTTCCAGTTCGGGTAAAAGCGTGCAGACATGCGCGAGAGAAAGCCCGCTATATGAAGCAAGGCGGCGCAGTGAGGGATACACGCCTTGCCCTGGACCACTCGCATGGCTCTGCAGCACAAGTAAGAGGAGTTTTTTTGACGGGCTGAGGGTGTTGTCCCCAAAGATCGCCTCAAGCTGAGGGGGATGGATAGCATACGTCATATGCTCCCCTCTCTGACATGGTCGGCCTGCGCCAGGCGCGCGCGGTTGATGCGGTAGTCATTGCCCTGCCTGTGGCCGTGCCTGCGTTGGACGGTCAGGTAGCCACGCTCTGTGAGGTCCTTGAGGAGCGTGCAGACCGTGGAGAGGGCCAGGCTACTGCGCTGCGCCAGGCGACGGAGAGAGGGAGGGACGCCTCCGGTCGCCAGTGGGGGGAGAGACGCAAGGACAATGAGCAACATTTTCTGCGAGGTACTCAGTCCACATGCCGCTAAAATGTCGTCAATGATCGCGTCCTCTCCATCGGTCGCTGGCGTGCGTGAGAGTGTCGCCTGGGCTTGTGTGACCAACGCGCTGAGACGTTCTGGCGTCATGGTGCATGCAAACCACTCTCCGGTTAGTTGGTGCGCAACAAGGGCGCGGTGGATGAGGTCTTCCACAGCAAAAAGGTGCTCTCTGACTTCTACTGCTGCAAAAAGGGTGAGCTGCTCAGCGTGCCCTGTTTGGAGCTGTGCCAGACGTTTTGCTACAGCCGTCCGCGTACAACCAATTTTGACACCAGGGCTACCGTCTACTCCTATGGCATAGATATAACCACTTGCTGTCATGTATACTCTCTTCCATGGTACGTGGTACGGACCATCAAGGAGCATAGGCATAGGGGTGCTGGCTGGCGTTCCCTGGTCTATGCTCTTTGTCTATGTAGAGCCTTACCTCTCCTGCATACGTCGCCTGGCCTGATTGACCAGGGTTATCCATATATCGAGCTGCCAGGGCGCTACCGGGGTGCTGCTCTCCCGTTGGTGGCGCATCTGGTCTTCCAGGTCCAACAAGAGGGCCTGGGGGGTGGCCGGGGGGAGTGTGAGCGTTGCGCTCCCCTGGCATATGGGGCAGTGATCATACCCTAGCGCGTGGCTGCGGTCGCAGCAGTCGCCTAGTGCGTCGATGTCGTTATACGGCGGATCGCTGAGCATCGGTGCTGTACTCCTCTTCCATCCCAAGTAAATAATCAGTGCTCACACGCAAGATAGATGCAATCTCTTTGACACGGCTGGCGCGCGGGTCGCTGCGTCCCATCTCTATCAAGTTCATGGCATTGCGGGTGATCCCCAGGCGGCGGGATAGCTCAGCCTGACTCATGGGTAGGCGTTGCCGGGCTCGCCGTATCCGCGCACCCAGGGTGATTTCCCAGGTCCTGGTTGCTTCCATAGTGGTCCTCCTCTCTCAAAAAAAAGAGCCTACTCTATCATTATAACTTGTTCAATACTTATCGCATTCATTATTCTTTGCTTGTATAATTAGAACACAACAAAGGGCAGCCCGTCACCCTCGACAAGTACAGGCTGCCCTCTGGTCCTGAACACCTAACGAGAGGCACTCAGATGCAGAAGACAGTAACCAAAACCATCCAGGGCCGCAAGTGGCATTCGCACCGCTACTTTGCACACCTGGGCGACACGCCAGGGACGGCGGACTGTGTCCCCGGTGGCTTTGTGTACCAGGCAGAGGGGACCAGCACGTTCCAACTGCTGGCCCACGCACACCCGGCACTGGTCCTGCTGGGTCGGTGGGACGTGATCGAAGCCCAGCGGCTGGCGGACGCAGAGAGGGGGTGCTAGATGGCGCACTCTCTCCACACTGATCCCCGGTTCCCGGCACTGGTGCAAGAGGTGGCCAGCCGGGCTACCCATGCGCTCCCAGAGGCGAACGGGCGCATTGCGCGGGCGGTCACTATCCTGACGCAGGGCGGGGTCATCCAGACGGCGCACGGCTACAGCGTGCAGAGTCTGACGGACCCCACGAAGCACTACGCGCTCAATGGCGTGTGTCCCTGTCCAGACGCGGAAAAAGCTCCCCATGGCGGCATGTGCCAGCACAGGATAGCAGCGGGCATGCATCGGCGGGTCCTGGCGCTGCTCCAGGGTGAGGCAGGCGCAGAGGAGCTGCCAGCCCTGGCGCCGGTGGCCAGGCTGGCGCCGGTCATTCCCCAGCAATACATTGCTCTGATACAGGGGAAGCCCTTCATCAAATACGCGGGCCTGCTGGCCCTGGCGCATGAGCGGGGCTTGATCGAGTTGGCGGCGGAGTGGACCTATAACGATGCCACCCTCTCCCTGGCGCATGCGGTGGCTGTCTTCCCGTTTGGTCGGTTCGCAGAGTGCGGCGACGCCAGCCCGGACAACGTCACCAAGAAAGTGGGGGCACATTTCAGGAGGGTGGCGCTCACACGGGCCAAGTCCCGCGTGTTGCGCGATGCGCTCAATATCGACATGGTCAGCCTGGAAGAATTGGGGGAGGAGTAGCATGCAAACCTGGATAGATCAATGCTTTGTCCTCCATCCTCATGAGCATCTGCTCCTCACCGTGCACCCGGAAATTGAGGCGATTACCCTCTACAGAGCCGGGTACCACGGCGATGGCCACGGCCTGAGCCTGCAACTCTCCCCGGCACACCTCCCGGAATTACGGGCGGCGGTGCACGCCCTGGAAGCCCTGGCAGAGCAGGCAGACATGGAGCTGCCTTTCAACGGGGCGACAGCCTGACACCTGGCGGGGGGCCTACGGGTCCCCTGTCTCATGGAGCAAAGAATGGCCTATCCTTTGATGCCCTGTACAGGCTGCGGCGCCTCTATTGCTGACCGTCCAGACCGCAAGACAACGATGTGCAGAGCCTGTACGCTTGCCATACGCTGCCAGGCGTGCGGTCTTATGCTCGCTTCCCCTCACGCTGAGCACAGATGTCTGAGCGTTGACTTGAAACCAGAACGGCGTTGTTGTGACTGTGAGAGCCCGCTCAGTTATCAGGGCTATGAACGGTGGAAGCAACGCTGCCCGCATTGTGAAAAAATCCGCTGGCGTAGGAAGGAACGCCAGCAAAGGCGAGACATGCTGCAGCGGTTCGGGGGCTGTTGTGCTAGGTGTGGGTATGCCCGTTGCACAGCCGCGCTGCATTTCCATCATAAAGTAAGCCATGAAAAGTACGCCTGGACGAAAAAGGGTGGTACCTCCATACGGGAACTGGTGGCACACCCAGAGCGCTTTGAGCTGTTATGTGCCAACTGCCACGTTGAACACCACGAACACGAACGGCAGAAAGGTAGGGTTGCATAAGTATGGAGCAAGACGGCGCCATTGTGATCGAGGTCGACGGGAGCACCCGGCCACTGGCCAAGCCAGACGGAGATGGTGCCTGGCTCAAAGCCTTACAAGAGGCAGTAGCGGGCTACATAGAGCTGGTCGGGGTGCCAGGCCATCCTACCATGTGCATGCTGGTCAATGAGGAAGGGCTCTGGCAGAACCTGGCATTTAACTACTACGCCTCTATGATCGCCGGGCAGCGCATTGTCGGGGCGGCGGTGCTGCTTCCCCGTGCACTGATGAACTAACTACGCGGGCGTCCAGGCGGGCGCCCTGAAAGGCTCCCCTATGGGTACGCCAACCTGGTCCCCCTGGTACGGGGGTGTTGCTCCCCTCTTCCTGCTGGCGGTGGTCGTGATTCTCCTGAGCTTCCCTTTCCGGTGGCTGGTGGCCTACTGTGCCCTGGTCCGTGGGCGTAGTGCGGTGGTGTGGAGTCTCCTCACCTACGTGCTGGGTCCCTTCGCGCTGGTGATCGCCGTCCTCCCTAGTGCGCCGGGCGCGGTCCCTCCAGACAAGCCAGGCAGTGCCAGCCTGGTCGTCGAGGTCCTCACCACGCTGGGGACGTGCATGGCGGCGGGCCTACTTGCCGGGGTGCTCCTCTTCACAGGCGCGGCGCTCCATGCCACGCCCACGCCTACGGCACAGCCAGCGGCGCGGCCTGCCAGTGAGCCACGCACCACAGGCGCAGAGCAGCGTATCAAGGAATTACGGGAGCAGGCAGAGCGGGCGGGGCGCTAGCCACGTCTGCGGCCTTCCTGTGCGGCAAATCTCCCAGGGTTGAACGTCTCGGGCTCGGTGCGCGTCTTGGGCTTCGGACGTTCGCGCGCTATCGCCTGCACTAGGGTGTCCACGCTGCGCTGTAACAGCCAGTCGGGGACACCCACAAAGGCGCCAGCCTCTAGGGCCAGGCGCCAGCTCCCCGCTACCTTGTGCGTGCGTCGGTCGCTCCACGTTTCCACAAAGTACAGTTGTCCACGCACGTCCTCTAGTGCCCGCTCTGCCACGTACTGGCTCCCCTCATAGGTCCAGTCCGGCTCATGGGCGGGCAGCCGGGTAAAGAGGGCGGTTTCCAGGTCACTGCGCCAGTCCTCAGACATCGTCTGGGCTCTCCTGGAGTTCGGTGAGCATTTCCTCTATGCAGTCACGGATTTCTCCTAGCTTCTTCGTTTGTGCCGGGGTGAAGGCGTCCTTGTACTCGGCTAGGAGTTCATCCAGCGGGCCACACATTTCCTCTAGCAGGTCAGCGGCATACTCCTGGTCATCGGTCATCGTTGCTTGCTCCTTTCCCGTGTTGCGGGCAAAAAAGGGGTGCCGTGAATCTTCCACCGTATGAGACAGCGCAGCGTGCCCGGTAGCACGGTAAAGATCGGCGGCGGGGGCTGTGGGCGTCGACGCACGCGGAACATCTCCGGGAACAGGAGGGCCTGGGTCATGGTGGCCGGGGACGTGGTCCAGCCGGTGCCCTCCTGGTCAAAGGTGACCACTTCAAACCCTAGTACATGCTCCCCTGGTCCCAGCGCGCGCTGTAGCTCCCAGCCGGGCACGTCGGTGGCCTGCAGCACCAGGTCAGCGGGCTGCGTGATCGGCCAGGGGGTGCGGTGCCAGGTGTAGACCTTGGGCAGCGGCGCCGGGGGTGGCTTCGGGCGTGGCGCTGGCGCATCCCTCTCAGGCAGGTAGGCCATGCGTCCCCAGGTGGGACGGATGCCGTCGAGGTCCTCCAGGTACGGCCTGAGTCTGGCACGGTGCGCGGGGTGGCTGAGCTTGCGGAGCGCGGCGTCTCGCATCTGGCGGATACGTTCGTAGCTCTTGCCCTGGGTTTTGGCCAGCGCTTCCAGGGTCTGCGGTGGCCCTTCCAGCCCAAAATACCCCTCAAGCACGGTGCGCTGGTTGGGGGTGAGGGTGTCTAGCTCCCCCCGCACAACGCGCTGCAGCTCCCCCTCCTGGTACGCGGTGGCCGGGTCCGGGCTCGGCTCCGGGTACCACGCCTGGCGGATCGCGCGCGGGGTGGCGCGGCTGGTCGCGCGGTGCGTATTCCAGAGCGCCTGGAAAAACACAGGCGGAAAAAGATCGTCGATGGCCCAGCCGGTGAGTTCCATCAGGCGGCGCTGGATGGTGGGCGAGGTGGGGATGTGTTGCAAGCAGACCATCTTTGTGCCATTGGCATAGGTGCACCCTAAGAAGTCGCAGAGGTCGCGCTGGGACCAGCCACGGGCCTGCATCGCGTCCCACAGGGGACGGTGGCGCAAGCGCCCATGCGCATAGACCACCAGGCGGCGCAGCAAGGCGGACGGGTGCGGGGCGTAGGCGTCGACCGCGTCCACGGCGCGCGTCACAGCGGCATGCCACGGGTTGAGCGGGTGGAGCACTTCCACGAGAGCCACGGGGATACTGTCCTATCCAAGTGCTACGGTCAGGCGGTGTGCGGGCATGCGGGGTCTTCCTCCATGGCCAGCGGTCCGGCGCGTTGCGTCGCACCACAGCCAGCGCAGTGCATCACCAGCCAGACGCCGTCGCTGTCACGGCTCCCGCTCAGCAACACCAGCACGCTGCGACAGGCGACACACACCAGAAAAAAGCGGGGGAGTTCGCTCATATCAACACCACCCGGCCCGCCCGCATGCCTAGAAATAGCTCGGTAAAGCCCCAGACCAGGGCGTCCAGGCGTGAGGGAGAGCGGGCGCCACTGGTCGGGTCCCAATTACAGAGTTCATCCTCCAACGCGGGGAAGGGTCTGGTGTGAAAGATGCGGCCTTTCTCGTACAAGGCTACTATGGGCTCCGCTCTGGTCTGCTTGCCTCTACTGGCATGCACGGCCTTGTAGCTGATTTCCTTGTCCACCATACGCAGGACGGCTTCCACCATATCTCCCCCGTTGTTGACTTCGGCTACCACCCGGTCCGCTTGCAGGTCCCAATAGGCATCGCTCACCCGGCGTGCCCAGCGCTCCGGGCTAAAGCGTCCGCTGAGGTCCTCCAGCACATAGCCCGTGTGATCAAGGCTACGAGCACAGACCACAATCCCCACCTCATCACTGCTGCTGGTCGACGTGACAGCCGGGTCGACCGCTATCACAATACGGGCGGCGTCCTTGTAGGTGGGCATAGGATACTTACTCCAAGAGAGAGAGTTGCGCGCTGTCGGGCTGCCTTGTGTCCGTGTGACCATCCTGGAAATATGGACTGCGCGCCAGGTGTCCGTATTGCGCAATGATCTGGCGTGCCCATGTAAGTTGGTCCATAACTCGCTGGCCTGGGGGTTGCGATTTGAGCCACAACTCCAGGTTTTCCGGGCGATTGTCTAGGCGGTTCCCGTTCTTGTGGTGCACCACTTCGTCTGAGAGCAACGCACGCCCTAGCATCTCCGCCATCACAAGGCGATGCTCTAGCATCCAGCCCGTTTTGGTGGCGCCTGGATGCCCTGGCTTATAGACACGGCGGTACCCTTGCCGGGAGATGGTTCCACTGCCGGTCTCTGCTATGAGCCGTATAGTGGGATCGCCATGCTTTTTGAGGCGTTGCTGATGCTTACTACAATAGCCTTCATAGCGTTGTAAATTTTTACAGCCGCGCACGGTACAGGGTTGATCTTTGTACCAGCGTGGGCGATAGAGCGGGTCCCCATGCAGGGCACGCCGTTGGTAATGTAGACCACAGAGCCCCTTCCCTACATAGGGGCGGTTACACCCAGGGATGGCACACGTTGCGGCGTGCTCGGTGTTGCGCAAAGGCTCTCCGCCTTCAGGATCGCCATGCACCAGGAAGCGGTAATGATGGCGGCGACACCAGCCATACCGATAAGCAGGACGATCACAGTGCGCGATTGTACATGCTATACTGCTCAGAGCCATGGTAGCTACCTCCAATAGCTAACGTGGTGAAGCCCACGGGAGAGCCGGTGTCTCTCCCGTGGGTAGACTCTTTAAGTATAGCCAAAAATCAAGAAAGACCTTTATATATAATGAGTTCGCGACGCCAAAGCGAGTTAGGGTTGTCTTCCAAATCCTCCGCTAAAATCTCCTGGCGATAGGCCAGCTCTGTCATGTCTTCGGCTAAGTCTTCAAGGGCTGAGGCGGAGATGTGCGGATTATCCTGGCTTGAAAAATGGAAGACTTCCCAGCGTCCAGTCGTATCTTGAGCTGCTTGCCGATAGAGTTTAATCGCGTGCTGTTTGTCGCGCGCTTTGGACACGCTGGCACTACGGAATGAGGGCGGAGTGAATACAAAAACGCAATCGCCATCCCGGTCCGCCATCATGGGAGCACCTACGGTTCCCCACGCATCTTCGGCCATCAACTGGTACTCGTCAAGCAAAATTAGGTCCGCGTAATCTCCGCGCAAATTGTCACTGTTCCAGGCTGTCTTTGCCCGTATGCGGTTCTCCGTCCCCGGTACCTCTATGACGTGCCTGGTCTCATTCTTGTACAGGAGGTCCGCGTCAATGGCGGCACTGAGGGCCAGCTTGCACTCAAACCAGAAGCGGTCCATCTGTTCCTGGGTGGGCACAGCATAGAGGATACGGCGGCCTGCCAGAAACGCGCGGACTGCCAGCAAGGCCATGCCTACCGTCTTCCCCCCACGCCTCCCGGCTCGGATCACCTTGCGCTTGCTAGGTGACTCTAGAAAGCGCACTTGCTGGGCATGGGGAATGCGACAGCTCGCTGCAGCCTGGTCACGCCAGGCACTGACACTGGCGGCCTGCTCCTGGCGCTGGCGTTCACGCCACCGGAGGAGCGCCTCCGCTTGGATGGAGACCAGCGTTGACATAGCTCAACACCTTGGCGGGGGGTTCCCCGCTCGCGATGCGGCGGAGTTGGTCATCCGTCAGGTTGTCCCACGGGATGCTTAGCTCTACGCGGGACTTGGGCGGCGCCAGTTCGGGGAGCCTGCGCTCTAAGATACTCAGGGCCAGGGCGGCGTCTCCCCCTTGCACAGCGGTGAGCACGGTCCCCCGCGCGGCGTCGACCAGGTCCGAGAGCCAGCGCGCGGCGGCTTCGTCACGGGCCTGGGTCCAGGTGGCCGTCTCGTTTTCCCAATTCCGTATGGTGCGCACGTTGCGGTTGACTGCCGCTGCCACGGCTTTCTGACTGTGGCCTAGCATGCGCAGATAGGCAGCAATCACGCGCTTCTCCCAGAATTTATAGCGGGGCAGCGGGTTGGAAAAAGCGGCGGCGTCCGGGTCACTCATAGCGTCCCCTCCCTAGTGGGCGCTCCTCAGCCACGGTAAAGAAGGTGCGCAAGTCCTCTAGCATCCGGGCGGCCTGCTCCAGGCTCATCTCTAACCGGGCCTGACACCAGCGCACAAAGGCTGCCTCATAGTCGGCGGCTTCGGCTATCTGGATCAAGCTCAGGGCATGCTGCCGGGCTTCGTCGGGGGTCAGTTGGGCACGCTCCTTACGCCAGGCCAGGTGTACAAAGCCTTCGCCGTCCAGGTTGACACCTGCCTCCATGTAGAGCTGGTGCGGCGTGGCGCGCGTCGCGGCGTCGCACTGCGGGCAGATGCGGAGCGTCTCGGGCTTACTCATACGGCTGGTCCTCCTCGTCGTAGGCGTCGCCGTCGTCCTCCTGGGCCTGGTCCCACTCCTCTACACGCGGCGGGCTCAGTTGTTGGTAGGGCTCGTACACGGTCACCGGGCGCGGCTTCAGAGTGGCCAGGGTGGCGTGTACAATCTCTTCGGTGACCATCGTCAGGTCAAAGATACTGCTGATGCCCAGGTAGGACGTAAACGCGGGCGCGTAGGGGCTCGCCGGTACGTCAATCCTGAGCAGGCTGTTGTTGCCAAAGGTATTGGTACTCACGTACCCTGCCAGCTTGCGGTGTCCAAATTGGGCGACAATCGCCCAGCCTTCAATCGTCGCGTCTTCAGCCATAGAGCGCATCTCCTTTCTCGGGGTTATCCAGCACGCGGGACACGCGCACCACCAGAGACGGCGGCTGCGTGGCACGCGCGGGGGTGGGCGGGTCGCCTTCGTGGGCAGCGGGCCGTGGGGGTGCCAGGTGCCAGTGCCAGGTAAGATCGTCGACCAGCCAGTATTGCACCAGTCCCCCATAGGTGAGAGCCAGACACTCCCCTCTGCCAGGCCGGAGCCCTGGCGGGACATCGGTCTCTAGGAGCACGTCATTGCTTCCCAGGGTGAGCACGGTCAGGCGCATGCGGTGCCCTCCAGGCGTATCTCAACGCCGTATTCTCCGACACCTCCCCGGCGCTGCGCATAGCACCAGGTCAGGCCGGGCAGGTTGTCCTTCCCCTTCCCATAGGTCCCCCCGCTGAGGTAGTCACTGACGCCGTCTCTACAGCTCTTGAGCGCACCAGGGAGGTTGTCGCCCTGGTCGAGGGCACGCGGGGCAATGCGCGTGAGCGTGATCGTCACGGGCAGGGGCCACGGGCAGGTGAGCCCATAGGTCGCCTGCAAGATGCGGAGTACCATGGTGCGCTGGGCCTGGCTCTGCCGGTACCGGGCATACCAGGACACGCGCGCATTGAGGGTGCTGGTGGTGCGCAGCCGGGGCAGGTGCACCACCTGGGGCATTAGTTGCACTCGGGCCACGTCCACGGGGTGGTCCCCTGGGTGAGAGTGGGCGGCGCAGCGGCGGCCTGGACTTGGTCCGCTGTGACGTGCAACGTCACTTCGGGGGCACGCTCAAACGGCGCCAGTTCGTGCAAGGCCGGGTGCATAATGGACACCTGCCAGCCATGCGTAAAAATATCGTAGGCCAGTCCTACCACCACGGCGCCTGCATAGCGGCCATCCTCCGCGCTGGTGACCAGGCGGGTCAGGGCGGCGGCAATGTCTGCCGGGATGCCACGGGTAAAGAGGGCATGCCAGGCCGGGACGGTGAGCAGCGTTGTGGGGCTTATCCGTATAACAGCGCGGTGCTGATAAAAGGCATAATCTGTGCGTATCCAGGTACCTAGTCCATTCTCCATCTCCACACTTCCCCTCCTTGCGGTACACCAGTTGTACCGCGTTTCACGTCTATAGGGTCGGTGACCTATATCGGGGTGTCCTCCTCTGGCTGGGGACCACGGCACAGGCCAGCACGGTGGTCAAAGTTGTTGTGCGTACACAGGGGGAAATACCGATGCCCCTTAAGCAGTTCCTCTAGCATGTGGCGCTTCACGTCAATAGGGTCCATCATCGGGCCTTGCGCATTCAGGCACAAATTGCGGTAATCAGAGAGGCGTGCATCTAGTATAAAGCCAACGATGTCCAGGCGCATGCAATAGGGGGATGTCATGGCTCCTTACTCCTCCGTAGCCAGAGCCACCAGGTGCTCAAATGCCACCAGGGACGGCGCGGCGGTGGGGTCGGTGCACGGCGGCTGCCGGGACAGGGGCACACGCGGGGCAGGCTGCACACACTGCCGCATGTCGGGCAGGGCTGCCAGGCCGGGACCACGGGCAACGGCTGCCAGGCCGGGAGGAAGGTCACCGGCATTGTGGGCCTAGAAGAGGGCATACTGTGCATCCTCCGTGCGTTGCTGTTCCTGCTGTTTCTGCCGGGCTTCAGCGCGCGTGGTCGGCACGGCGCCAGGCGCAGACGCGGGCACGTCGGGCAAGGTCGCATAGTAGGTGTCCCAATGCGACAGGTGCCAGATGTGCTTCCCTAGTCGGGTGCCAATGCGGTCCGCTAAGCGGTCCCAGGTGTCCCAGGGGTGAATCTGGATGTCTGCACCCCAGGCGGCTAGGTTCTTCAGCCTGAAGTAGGTCGGGGCCTGGGTGATCTGCATCGGTTGCCCGCGTACAAAGACATCGGGGAGCGTGGGCTCATCGACCGGGTGTAAGCCGTCCATGGGTTACCTCTGGCTGGCATAGCGCATCTGTGACACAGTCGGCACACCGTCCTTGTCCCAGGACATAACAGGGATCGCATATCCATGTGGTATGGCAGGTCTGGCACAAGATCACGGCGTCCGCTGTACACTGGCAGACCATTTCGTCTTCTTCCGGTATGACGCCAGGGACGTTCCAGTTACATAGGAAGACGGCAAGCACGTTATGACAGACATCGAGCAGGCCATAGGTCTCAACCAGCCTGTCCAACGCCCTTACCGCTTGGCCATATCGCTTGGCCTTGTCTTGCCACTCAGGAAGGCGATTCGCCATCATGCTCCCCTTGTTCGTTGGCCGTATCGCTACAGGCTGGGCACCGTCCTTCGTTCACGTCATAGCAGGTATCGCAAAGTGGGGCCTGGCACTGGATGCACAGTACCATGGCACGCTTGCGACAGGGGCAACGGATAATCTCAATCCCTTGCGCCTTCATAGCCTTGATTTTGAAGTCGTAGCGCTGCTGATATATCCGAAACTCCTTGCGACACTCCAAGCACGCCACCCTGTCTTCATAAGGCGGACGTTCTCCGCACCGTGGACAGAGTCCCGCGTCTTTGCGCTCCTGATAGCGCCGACGACGGTAGGCCAACATATACAGTGCTTTTTTCTGTCCGGCGAGTGCCACCGTTGTCCCTCCTTTCATGGGTCTCGCTCTCTAGGTCCCTGGCTGGGTCTCGCTCTCTAGGTCCCTGGCTGGGTCTCGCTCTCTAGGTCCCTGGCTAGTCCGCCGCTGCTTCTCTCCCAAACAGTCCCATCTGCCAGGTCTCCGCTTCGTACTTCACCGGGTCATGCAACACCTCCCCGCGCGGGCTGATATACCGAAAAACGCTCACACCGTCATGCGGGGTCCCCTCCAGGAAAATGGGTTGCTGTTCGGGCTGTGGCTGGATATTTTTGCCGCGTTGCCCCTTCCAGTGTCGACACCAGGCAGAGGCGATGGAGCGGCTATAGGCATGGGGCTGGTAGCTGCTGAGCTTGGTCGTGCGCAGAAAGATATGCAGGGCTTTCCGTTGATCGCCTTGATGCAGCCCATCATCCCGGCAGACGTTCGTCCAAAATTCCTCAGCATCTGTGCCTGTAAAGCGGTAGGTGACCAGGGCCACGGCCATCACGGGGGCACGGCGGATATTCATACTCAAGGTCCCAGGGGCGCCCTTGATCGCACTATAGAAGCGTGAGGCTTCGTCAGCCCACTCCCTGATAAAGTCCATACGGAGCCGGGGATTGCCCGTATACATGCGCATACTGCCATGCGCACGCGGGGTACTCGAAAAGCCACTAGCGAGCAACGGGAGGCACGCGCCAAGACAATCCGCCTGGCTTTTGTTCATGTTGACCGCTTCGTGAATGACATTAGCGTCATAAATCTGCTTGAGTGAGCGCTGTTTAATCCGGTCGTATTTCCCAAACCAGTACGCGCGTTCTTCAAGGCTTTGGACGTGGATTTCTTCAACGGCAAGCTCCATGGTGACCCCAGAGCGGCAGATGGCTTCCAGGGTATGCTGTCCATTGATCAAATACCGTTTGCCACCATAGACACAAAAACTAATCAGTGTGCCTTGTCGAAATTCACCATTGAGCATGTCTAGCGCGTATTCCTGCACAAAACTCTGATCTATCGGGCGCTGCCGTTCGTAGCGTTCATGCAGCAAGATAGAGCGTGCAGCGTCAGGTGTGATAGTCACGGAATTTAGCTTAATATTTCGGCGTTCCATTGCGTGCCTTTCTGCTGGAAGGGGTCGGGGGTGCGGTCACATCCCCGATCCCGTGTTGTCCCCACCACACGATACTCAGCGCCGCATAGAGCGCGGCTTGTTCGTGTGGCAATCGTGCCTCAAAGCGTGCCACCCATCGGGCAACCAGGCGCTTGAGGCGCTCGCGCTCGCGGAAGTTCGTTGCGGGCTTCTGCCTCAGAACCTCAGCCATCTCGCCGTATCCCTCCCTTCTGTGGACGCTCAAAAAAATCCCCCGTTGACCATACGGAGCAAGTCTGCCCAATCGGCTACCACCCACAACGTCCCAGGGTGATGTTGTTGTAAGCACCAGCGGTAGATAGGTTGCTTGTACCCATGCCCAAGCAGCAATAAGAGACTTGGTATCTTGATGCGGAGCAGGCTGTTGACCGTAAAGTAGAGCTTTTCATCTATGGAGCCGCCGCGCTCCTGATATTTCGCCTCAATGACGAAACCGTCCGGGTGCTTGGTGGGGTGGTGCAGGTAGAAGTCCAGCGACATAGGACCACCCACCACGTTGCGCACCAGCCCCTTGCACTCGCGCACAAAATAGGCGCGGTCGGCCAGGATGGTGGGCAACGTCGGCACGGTCCGGGCTTGTTCGTAGCCTAGCTGCTCGGCAAATTTCCGGGCCAGGTCGTTCTCCAAGGCTTTGCCATTCTGAATGGCCTGCTGGCCCTGGCGTTGCTTCTCGGGCGTGTCACTGCCTCCGCTCATCGCCGGATACCCTTCTCCTGTGGGCGTGCGCGCTGGGTGACGGTGAGCGTCGCCGTCCATGGCGCCCAGAGTTCCCCCGCGCTGTCGAGTCCGATGGCGTCCAGGTAACTGAGATAGCCGATGGGCTTGTACCCCATGCGACAGCGCCAGACGGCGTAGGCCATCGCTATCAGGCGCAGGCACTCTTCTAGTACCGGGCTCATAGGCTGCTGCTCCGCTGGTGTGCCAGGCCGCTGCGCCTGCACTGCCGCTGCGACGGCTTCCCAGGCGAGCTGTTGTCCCCAGGTCAGGTCCGCGTAATCGCCAAGGTGTGCGTCGTCGCCGTAGACCACGCGGCAATAGGCGCCATAGGCGACACGTCCAAGGCCATGCAGGTCTCTCATGCCTGCTGCTCCTCTTCGCGTGCTGCCTCGACACACCCCTCACAGAGCGGCTCGCCGGTCTCAGCATCGTAGCCCGCGCATGCGTCCAGGGGATGGCGATGCACGGCGGGGTCGTCAGAGAGTTCCCAGCACCACGGGCAGACAAAGAAGTCCTCACTCACGCGCCTGTTCCTCCACCCGTACCCACCCCAGCGCGCGCATTTTCTCCTTGTCGAGTTGTTCTATGCTGGAGTCGCTCGTCATGATAAAGACGGGAATCTGCAGCCCGCGCCACTCGTCACCCTGGGGCCGGAGTCCGTGCACGTCCTCTATGATCCGGTCAAAGGTCTGCTCATCTATCATGTGCAAGGGCACACGCACCACAAGCACGCTCTGCGGGTCCGGGCGCAAGTCCACTTGATGGAGTTCGACCGGCACCGTCACCCCTCCTAGCGCGTCCAGGATCGCCCTGACGTGGTTCCCCGTGGCGCCCATGTAGCCGGTGTACACATCGGGGACATTGATGTCCCAGCGCTTGATACACTGCCAGACGGCGTCAAAGGCCGGGCTGTCGAGCTGGGCCTGCGTCGGGTCGGGCCAGTCGCGGCTCGGGGTAGGCTCCTGAAAGAGGGCGCTCTCTCTGGCCTGGTTCTCGTCACTCATACGGCGGCTCCTTCGCGGCTGGGCTCACGGGGCCACTCACGGACGCGGAGGTCCTCCGGCCATTCCTCCGGGTCAGCGGCGGCACGGGAGCGGTAGCAGTCGAGGCGGTACCCCTGGACACCGGCGTGCCTCACCGGGCTGTAAAAAAGGTAGTCTGCCCCTATGGCGCCATGGCCATCCCAGAACACCCGGCGCCCTAGCTGCTTCACAAAACACGGCACGTCCACACGTTGGCACTGCTGCACCACCTCACGAATCCAGGCTATGTGCGTGCCACGGGCAGCCGGGCCTGACTCTCCCCCTACAATCACCCAATGAATGGGCGCCTGGCCATCCCAGGCCGGGTCGTCACAGTCGGGCCTGCTGTGGGTCCCACTGAGCAAGTCCGTGGTCCAGTCGTCCTGGTGATAGCGCAGCCGTACCCGTTCTAGCAGGGGCTCTAGCGAGAGAAAGCGCACTGCAGCGGGCGTCTGCCTGAGTACCCAGGAACGGTCGACCAGGGTGCTTTGATCTTCGGCGGACACACCCCACCATATCCAGGGCGCCGGGTGCGTGGTGGGGTTGCTGATCGCGATGTTGCCCAGCTTCGGCATGCTGAGGCGGGTGCGGTCGGCACAGTCGAGCACACGCCGGTACAGGGCGCGGTCTCGCAAGTAGAGGGCCATGCGCTCCGGGCGCTTCGTGAGTACCTGGAAGCGGTGCTGCGGCGCCAGCAGCATGACGGTGAGTACCTGGTCAATCCAGGCGTCCGGCACACCGTCTGCAAAGAGGTCACTCAGGCTGTTGACAAACACCCGGCGCGGCTTCTGCCAGTGCAGGGGAATGGTGAGACGGGGCTCATGGAGTCGCACATCTCCCGTCCAGTCAAGCTGGCCATTGGCGTGCCGTTCGACCAGGCCAGCGTTGGCGTGGGCTATATGCGGGTCCGGGTTATGGGCCATGCGCCATACGTCGCCTATGGCGTAGCAATGGGCACAGCCGGAAGAGACACGCGCGCACCCGGTCAAGGGGTTCCAGGTGCTCTGCGTCCAGGCGATTTTGCTCTTGTCACTCATGCGCTGCAGTCCTCCTCATTCCCAGCGGGTACCCCAGCGCGCACGGTCACGTGGCGCGGGGGCACAGGGTCTTGCCACGTCGCACACCCACGCCCTCCAGGGTTGTGCTCCGGGTAGCTCTCGCCACACGTTGCGCAGTAGGCCATACAGCCACACGCACGACACATGACGCAGAGACGCAGCCGGAGATAGTCCGGCTCATTGATCACACGCGCGCCACACTTGCAGCAGAGCACGTCGGTGAGCCGTGCCTCATACAGGGCGTGCTGAGCGGTGCGCTCCTCCGCTTGGACCACCTCCAGCAGTGACGCCAGCGCGTCCAGGTGCGCGGCGGGGTCGGTATCTATGAGCGTGCCACAGCGGCGGTTGACGGCCTGCATCAGGCGTCCGTACAGCGTCTGGCTCATGGCGTGCGCTCCTCCGCCAGAAACGCGGCCATGTCGGCGGCGTCGCTGTCGAGTACCTCTCTGGGGCGAAGCTGCCAGACAAACCACTCAGGCAGACCAGGCGGACGCGGGAGCACCACGCGCGTGCCATTGTGCCTGGCCAGGCTGCCCGTCGAGAGCGCTACCTCAAACAGGGCCTTGGTGGCGTACACGTCCCCCATGCAATGGTTGGCTACCAGCGCAATCTGTCCCTCCTTCCAGTGCTGAGGAATCGTGGCGCTGTCCTGGCGTTTGCCGGGAATACTATTGGCATCGCAGAGGGCGTCCAGGCCGTTGAGCCCACGCACGCGGCGGCTCCCAGGGTCACTGTCCCAGATGGCCTGCAATAGATCGTAGGAGGTCAGGCAGAGCCCCTTGAAGTGATCGCAGAGGGTCACCAGGGCACGGGCTCTGGCGCTCTCTTCGGGGGTCCCTGCCAGAAACAGCGCGCTGGCTTCCTGGCGGAGCAATCCCCTCATGAGCACAAAGTCAAAGCCCAGCCCATTGAAGGACACCAGGAACGGCGCGGTACTGACAAAGTGCTGCAGCGTCGCTTCCAGGGAATGCACGTCAAACAGCGTCAGGGCCTGCTGGGTGTAGGAGTAGTACGCACCCAGGCTGAGCCCTAGCGCGGGCTTGTTGTCCCAGCCTAGCGGCTGGTAGACGTTCGCCGGGTCCACGGCCAGCCGATCTGGCGTGGGACACACCAGCACCCCAGGCATGTGCTGGGTCCGGTCCTTGCCACACAGGCGGCAATCGTCCGGGCTGCGGGAGGTCTCTAAGTCGAGAATGATCACATCACGCGGGGTCAGGGCCATCTAGTGCTCCTTGTCGGTGTTCATCGGCGGCCACATTTTGCAGGGTGAGCAGGGCGGCCTGGAGTTGGTCCAGCGTTGCTGCGGGGTCCTCTGCGAGGGCGGTCGCCTCTTCGGCCTTCCAGCGGTCTTGCACATGCGGCGCCAAGTCGAGAATCATGCTGCGGGTTTCGACCGTCGCCGGGTCGACATCGGGCGCCGGTGGGGTGTCGTCCTCCTCTGGGCTGGGCTCGGGCTCTGGGGCAGGCTCCGGCTCTGGCTCCGGCTCCGGCCTGGGCTCTGCCGGTGTGGGCTCCTCAGTGGGCGCCGTGGTATGGGTTTCGATCATGGTCAGCAAGGCGCTGAGGTTTTCGAGGGTGAGCTGCTCAAAGCGCTGCACGTTGTAGCGCCTACACACCCGGCCACGCCACTGCGTCCGTTTCTGGGCGCTGTAGCCCATCGTGGTGAGCTGTGCCTCTATCTCCTCTCGGAGCTGGCGCGCGGCCACACTGGCGCTGTCGGGCTCGGGGAGGTCGGTTTCCGGGGTCCCTGGGGGCAGGGCGCTGGCATCGTCCCCGTACAGGTCGGCTATGTGCTCGGGGAGGGTCTTCAGGGCTTCTGGGGTGCTCGGGGTGGCCATCAAGATATGGCCCTGGCTGGCCGCAGAGGCGAGAATCTGACGCGGGCTCCACTTGGGCCACAGGATAGGCACGGCAAAGGTCAGGGTCCCCGTGCCCTGGCCATTCCCTGGGCGTTTCACCGTGCGCTGCTCCAGCCGCAGGACGGCTTCTATGATATGGTGCGTCTGTCCGGCCATGGTCAGCATGTCGAGCGTTCCTAAGAGTTCTGCGGTGGCGTAGTAGCCTTTCGTCTCCAGGCGCCAGGTGCCCATACCGGGCAGGTCCGGGAGCAGCACATTGAGCCGCAAAATGCGGGCACAGGCTTTGCCCTGGGTGGCCAGGGCCTGGCGTTCGTGGTCATCCTCTGGGCAACAGCACGGGCTGCCAATCTGCGCTTCATGCAGCGGGCAGTGGGTGATCACGTCGCCGGTACAGCGGCGCTGACACCCAGCGGCGCTCCAGAGTTCATACGACAGGTTGACCGCGCTCATGGTTGGGATAAGCACGTCCAGCGCGTTGACATTGGTGTAGAGTTCGCGCTGCGTCGGCCTGCCGTGTTCGTCGACCGGGGCGCCGTCGCCTACCCACGGGCGCACGTCGCCGCCGTAGCTGCTCGCGGCAAAGTTGAGCAAGGCCGGGTTGGGCGAGGTCAGCCGAAACTGCAAGAGCTTGTGCGGCCTGGTCCCCTTGCCGCTCTGCGTGGGGACACGGTCCCCGATACGGATTCTGCCAAGTTCGACCAGCTTTTTTTGTACCAGTCGCGGGGTTGCAACCATCGTCTAGCCTTTCGTGTGCAGGGTGCCCTGACGCCTGAGCGCGTCCGCTGCCCTGGCGAAGTTGGTAAACATACTGCGCAAGATCGCCTTGTTGCGCGCGCTGTGGGTAATGCGCCAGGTCTGCGTGTCGGCGTCGCACGTCCGTTCGGTCATGGGAATAGCCTGTATCAGCACAGCCAGTACACCCGGCAAGTGTTCCGGGGGGTCGACGGACACCGTAAAGCACCAGCACTGGTCGACCAGGCGCACATTGTCAACAGTGGCGGCCATCCTCTCCTCCTAGCCCACAGGCTGCCAGCCGTTGCAGCCAGGTGGTACAGTCGTGTGCGTCCCCCTTGACCGGGGTCACCCAGACACCCGGCACGTCCCCAGCCGTCACCACACCACTACAGCGGGGGCATTTGTAGAGCCCTTCCTTGCGGGTCGACGCCGGAAAGGCCGTGCAGGCATCCTCCCGGTGGGACGGTCTGGGGCTCGGTTTCTTGCTCATGCCACTCCTAAGCGCCTCTGCACGTCCAGGCGCTGGCGCGCGGCCACAATGGCGGCCTGGCGCTGGCTGCGTTCGATGGTGTTCCAGGCGGCTCCCCAGGCATCCTTCCTGCTGCGCTCCTTGCGCGTGTTTGCTTCCCACGCTACCGGGCAGATATGGCCAGTCTCCCGGTGCACCATCCCGTCTGCCCAGATGCGCACGCCACACCGGGCGCACTCCCAGGTGAGGAGCTGCTCCGCGTACCCCTGGGTGTCGTACAGTCCCAGCAGGAGCCGGTCCAGCAGACGCCAGGCGTGGCTGTCCATGTCCGCCGTACAGACGGGCTTAGGCGGCGTCGCTGGCGGCGCCATGCGGGTCCTCCGGCTGGGCCACGTCCCACGGGTCGACGGCGTCACGCTGGGCCATCTCCGGCCAGACACTGGCAATGAGGGCCTGCACGTCCGCCGCAGAGATGCGCTCCTGCAGGTCCAGGTCGACAGGTCGGGCCTTGGCGCGCTGCGTGTGCTGGTACTCCCTGGCCAGTGCGCGCAAGATCGCAGGCACGGGAAAATGGGGCTCGGTGCGCATAGCCATGAGGCAGGCATGTTCGACCGCCTCTAGGGGATAGTCTGCGAGGGCCATCCAGTACCCATGCTTTTTTTCCAGGCTCACGTCCGCGCTAAACACGGCGGCGAGCAGGTCAAGAGCCTTGGTGAATGCGGGTATGTGTTGCGCGTCCATTGGTAATGAGTGCCTCCAGTTGGATGCTTGTGGCCTTGTTGCGGGCGTCGCGCGCGTCGGCCTTGCTGGGCTCGTCGCCGGTCGGGATGCGCCGGAACGGGGACAACAGCCAGTTTTTGAAAGCGTCGCGCCAGTCGGCATACTCCCGGCCATTGGCGCCTGCGTCGATCATGAAGCGTGCCCACTGGTCGTCGAGGTCATAGGGCAGGGCGGTGCTGTGGTACCACCCCTGGAAGGCCGTATCTGTGACGTGGTGGTACAGGGCCTGCTGCTCATCGAGGGACGGCGGCCTGGGGGTTTTCTTCGGGCGTTTACTGCGCAGCAATGGGGTGAGGTCGCACACTCCCCCCCTCTCTGAGGGGGAAGGGGGTGTGTCTTTCCTTAAATGAGATTCCTTCAAATGAGATTCCTTCCAGTCCTGCTCCGGTACCACCGTGCTACCGTTACAGGACCACCGTGGCGCCGCCATAGGACCACCTGGTGCCACTGTGGGACCACCCTCCAGGGTGAGCTGCTCGGGGGGCTGGTGCAGGTCGAGAATGGTATAGAGGTTGGTGTCTCGGTCCCCCGCTGTGGTGTAGCGCCGGGTGATGGTGATGAGTCCGACGCGCTCCAGGCGGGCCAGCGTGCGCACCAGGGTACTGCGGCCAATGTGCAACTTCGCCGTGATCGTCTTATAGCCGGGCCAGGCGTGGTGGCGTTTGGCGTAGCGTACCAGGAGGGTATAGACGGCAATCCCATTCACCCCTATCTGCTCGGCGTAGGTGTCTATGAGGTCATCGTCCACGTAGAAGGCATGCGTGCGCCGGGAATCAGTGGAGAGGGTTGCGGGCTCAGCCATCCTTGCTACCTCCATTGTGCATGCGAATGAATGTATACACAACTATTAATACAACTGTTGTTGTAACCATTGTAGGAGTGGAATGCGCATTGCACAATGCAAAACCCGTGTGTATTATTTGTGTATGAATTACCAAGACACCACACCACAGAAACCCAAAAAGAAAACAGGGCCAAAGCCCCAGGGGTATGTACGGTTTCAACTGCTTCTCTCCCCTGCGGACTGGGAATGGGCAAAAGACCAGCCGGACGGCGCTAGCGCGTGTATCCGGCGTCTGCTGCGAGAAGCACGCGCGCGCCAGGATGAAAGCCATGGGTACAGGGTGAGCACAACATCCAGCGCGTGACCGCTGCGCCATTTACAAGCGCTTGACGGCTTCCACACAGGCATCTAAGAGGTCTGGGGGTGCCTCTGCGCGTTGCTGCGCCCTGACAATGGCAATGGCAGCCTTCACCGTTTTGAGGGGCATCCCTCTGAGCTTAAAGTCGTCGCAGAGGTCTTTTTTCCTGCCGGTGATCACGGCGGCTTCTCCATCCAGTGCAATCCATCCCTTCAAAAATTGCTCCACCATAGACAGGCTGACGCCCTGGACGGTCTCGGGGAGGGTGGCAAGCATGCCGGGCAGGCTGACTTGCTCTGGGTCGTTGGCGGGGTCACTAAAACCGATCTTGTTCATGTGCTGCGTCCTCTTGGATCATCGCACGCACCCAGGTGTCGAGGCAGAGAAACACGCCTACCGGCAACGGGCTCCGGTGCAAGTGTTGGGGAGGACACCACAGGGCGCCCTCCTTAACAGGCAAAATCATCCGATGGCCAGGACGGTGGGGGTGGGGATCGCGCCAGCACACGCCTGCAATGCCTCCCTCTCCCCAGCATGCCAGGCTGAGCCAGCGCTGCACGACGGGGCAGGGAGTATGCGGGTGCGACGGCGTCCCAGCGGGACACTGGCAGTGGTAGACATGGGTATGGCTCATGCCACGGCGTCCACGGGCTGCTGGGCGCAGATCATGGTGTATGCCTCTTCGGTCACGCGCAGCGGGTCCGGGCTCTGGGGCAGGAAGCAGACAACCGGGACATGGAGTGCCTCAGCCAGGGCTGAGAGGAGTGGCTCCCGGATGGGAAAGAGTCCCTTTTCCAGCGTAGCAATCCAGGACTGTGCCACCTGCACACGGGACGCAAGTTCTTGCTGTGTGAGGCTACGGGCCTGGCGCCAAAACCGGAGCCGCTCATGGGTAGGCATGGACATAGGTCCCCCTCTCCTGTGGGCGGGAATTTGTGATCTTATAGGCTTGATACAATATCAAGATATTTTATCTGGGGCAAGGAAAAAGTGCGCGAAAAATGCTATAGGAGGGACCAATAGCGCAGTGTGGTTTCTATAAGAAAACCGCGCCTATTGTGGGTGCAGTTTTGTGCCCGTATTGCACATTCCGAGTGCGCATGATAAATTATCAAGCGGGGAACGCTTTACTTTATCATGACTTAACAGTCATCGCGGCCATAGAGGGATAGATGGCCTGCGCCTGGTTGTCAGGCAACTATGAGCATCCCGGAGAACACGCCTATGGCCCTTATTGATCTCACAGAAGCACAACGGTTTGAACTTGGCGGACGCATGCGGCAGTTACGGGTGTCCCAGCGTATAGCCGCTGAGTGGATTGGCACAACCCAGGCGCGGCTGTCGGAAAAACTCTCAGGGCGGCGCGGCTGGGTGGAACGAGAGCTGCGCATCCTGGCGGCGCGGCTGGATTTGCCGGAACAGTTCTGGCTCCCCCCCAAGAAGCGCAAGCCTGAGCGGCGCGAGCCCTCCTGGGCTCGCGTCGGGGCAATGATGGCGGACATGCTCAAGGGCATGGACGTGGCGGCCAGGCAGGAGGTGCTGGGGTATTTTGTGCTGGCGGTGGAAGGCAAGCGCCCGTATGGCAAGCCGCCGAATACGCGCCTACTGCGTGCGCTGGCCGGGCTGGTGCCGTTGCCGGTTGCTCCTGCACGCCCTCCGCTGCCTCAGTCTCCCCAACCCTAACGTGTCCCCGTCCCCCACCTGGCAAGGTGCGTGTCCTGCGCATCCCCTGCTTACCTTGCGTCCATTTTTGGGCCTATGGTGTGCGTAGTGCACCAACGGGCAAGAGGTTAGGAGTAATGGAGGTTCCACCAGGAGTACTCGAAACCTTTGGCCAGCGCTTGCGCCGTCTGCGGCTCCAGCGTGGGTTGTCTCAGCGTGCCCTGGCAGAGCGGGCACAGCTCTCACGCCATGTCATCACCCGGTTAGAGGCAGAGCGCTTTAGTCCCACGCTAGAGGTCTGTCACGCCCTGGCGCGCGCCCTGGGGGTCGAGGTCACCCGTCTGATCACCCCTACAGAGCGGGCCGGGCTGCTGGACTTGCTGGACCAGGTCGAGGACTATTGTAGTCCCCCTGGGCGCCGTCTTATGGCCCAGATGTTCCTGCTGCTCTATGAGCGCTTTAAGGGCTTCGATCTGTGATGACAGAGTGGTACAAATTCCCATACAGAGACTCCCCTAGTGCATGGCAGTGACCATAGGTATACTAGGGGAAGTCTAACGAAGCATGCCGGTGTGTCACCACCGGCATGCTTCTCCCCACCGTGCCTGTCTTTCGAGGAGACAAGCCTCATGGATGCTGTCCATTGTACCAGAGATACGAATCCCGGTGTGCTTTTGAGCGTGTCGATTCCCCTCCGCCTGCGCACCCACCTTGCGGCGTTTGCTATGGCCCATGCGCGGTCTATGTCGGACGTGGTCAACAAGGCACTCATCCAGTACCTGGCCCTGCAGGACAGGCCAGCGTATACGGTCGAGGACCTTACCAGGCTTGCCGGGATCGCTGCCGCCTGTCGGAATTTGCACCCTCCCCTTCCTGTGCATACCCCACCAGGCAAGGAGTATGTGTATTTCATCCGGGCACAGGGGACCGAATACGTCAAGATAGGGCGCAGCCTCAAGCCAGAGACGCGGTTAGGTGGTCTACAAGTTGGGAGTATGTGGCATTTAGAAGTCGCTGCTAAAGTCTTGGTGATGGATGCTTTTGCCTGTGAGCATTATCTCCATCAGCAATTACATGACTGGCATATGCAGGGGGAATGGTTTGCTTTGCCACCATCTTTCTTAGCACTCTTTAGCTCAGAGACATATCGCCAAAGTTGACATAATGGTTTCTATCAGAAGTTGAGGCGAGGGGTCTAGCTCGTGGCATCCTCACAGCGCGTACAGGGCAGCTCGCGACGCTCTAGGAGCGTGCCACGCACGAGGGTAATGTACTCAATGTGACAGCGCTGGAGCGTGTCATCATCGGCAAGCACCCACGCGAGAAGACGAGCCTGGAGGATCACGCAGCGCGTGGCGCCATAGACCACGCGCGTCTGCGGGGTCACCAGGTCCCCAGCGCTGGAGTGCTGGGGCTCCGGCACGGGTTTATGCCTGGGGTACGGTATCCAGGTGTAGGTCACCACCTCCGGCGCGCGCTGGTAGCGCAGGAGCGCATCGCCGCTCTGGCACAAAATGACGCCCACCTCTACGTCCGCGTCCAGGGTGATCGTGTAGACGGGCTTCACGCGCAAGCAATGGAGATTTTTCTCCCACAGCACTTGTTGGTCTTCGATCTGCTGAAGCTGGTTCGCTTGCACCCCTAAGCGCCAGGCTTTGTACTCCTGCCAGACAGCGGGGATGGCGGTCCCAATGCCTCCCCCTAGGGCCAAGAGCAAGGCCGGGGTGGTCAACATCGTTTGCCACCACTTGGCGGCTTTGGGGTGCTCGTTGGTCTCTGCCATAGCCCTACCTTATGAGTATCTCCACTCGTCTGTTGCGAGGCTCCGGGGTCTCGTCCGGGGTGGGCACCAGGGGCTCTCGCTCCCCGCGTCCCACCACGCGCACCAGGGACGCATGCAGTCCGCGTGCGCTCAGCAGATCGCGGACAGCGGCGGCGCGCTGCTCAGAAAGCTGGTCGTTGCTCTCCAGGCTCCCCACGCGGTCTGTGTGGCCGGTTACCTGCACTTCGACCGCACGGCGCCGGGCTACCTCCTCGACAATGCGGTCGACCAGGGCACTGGACGCGGGGAGCAAGGCCGTGCTGCCGGTAGTAAAGTAGACGGTGTACACCTGTGAGGCGGCGGGGAGCGCGTCCAGCGTCGGGCCAAACTGCTCCCGGACATCTGTCTGGCTGGACACGCTGGTGCGCAGCCGGTCCCCGTCGTGGGTGGCCGTGTGCAGGGGGGCGCTGAGCGTCTGCGTCTGGGTGCCTGACTCTATGGTGACGGCGCCGGTGGTGTCGCGGAGTTGGCGCACCAGGACCACCGTCTCAGAGGCAGGGCAGGCAGACAGGAGGAGCCCGCAGAGGAGCAGGGCAGCCAGGCGCATGGGCTTACTCCTTGACCTTGATGGCGGTTTGGGCATCGCGTATGTGCACGGTACTCCTGGGGGTGGTGACCGCCAGGGTGGCCTGCTCGCTGCTGCCCAGCTTCCCGGATTGCACGGCCATGGTCCCCTGGGGCAGCTCCGCGCGCATGCGTCCCGTCTGGGTGGTCGGGTTGTAGTCAAATTGGTGGAGCACCAGGCGGCTGGTGCTGCCCAGCGCCACGCGCGTCTCGTCGATCATGGTTACGGCTACCGCGCTCGGGGGTGAGCCAGTGCGGAGTGTGTCCCCCACATAGAGCGGCATACCCGGCGCGGCCTGCTGGGTGGTCTGCTGGCGTAGCAGGGACACCTCCCCACGCGTGGTCTTGATGAGCCCCACGGGCTCCTGTGCCAGGCTGGCGTGTGCCCAGAGCAGGGAGAGCGCGAGGGCCAGCCAGACGGCGCGCATAGGGCTCCTAGCGTGGCAGGTGCTGGAGTAAGCTCAGCACACAGAGCAAGATCACCGACACCCACAGCGGCGCGTGGTTCATCGCGGCGGCGACGGCGCACAGCAGCGCCAGGACGCCAAGTATGACGCTAATGGTCAGCATGGCTTAGCTCTCCACCAGCACACCGTCTACCGGCGTGGGCTGGACGGGTAGGGCCTGCTGGAGTTTTTGGAGCATCTCCTCTGCGCTCTGAATCGCGCCCTGTTGGTGCAGCAACACCTGGATAGCCTGCTCTTTCTGCTGGGCAAGCTGCGCCTGTTGGCGCTCCAGGGTTATGAGTTGTTGTTGGGTCTCGCGGTGCGCCTTCTGGAGGGTGTCCAGTTGCTCTTGAATGATGCTCGTTTCCCTCATCGGGGTGCTCCTTGGGTGTCGCCGGTGGTTCCGGCGTGGGTTACGGCGTCTCTGCCGGGACATGCGCCACGGTATTCCAGTAATACGTGAGGGCGCTGGCGACGGCCAGGTCTGAGGCACTACTATCCACCAGATCAGGGTCTTCGTTGTCAACCACGGTGCCAAGAATCACGCGGCCTGCCGCATTGCTGCGACAGATCGCCAGCGCCAGGGTCGGCGCTTGCCGCTCAGGACTGCTCAGGACGGCATTGGCCAGGGCTAGCCGCTCGTCATGGCCGTAGGTCGTCTCCGGCTCCGCCAGCACGCGCTCCGCTTCCTCCCAGGATAAATAGGTCACGCGGCGTAAAAAGGTGTTGCTGGCCACAAGCTGCATCTGGGTTAAGGAGGGTTCGGCCATCGGTGTCTCCTTTAGGCGGTTTCCAGGGCGTCCACGCGCTGCGTCAGGCTCTCAACCATCGCCACGACTTCCCGGAAGGCTTCAATGACGTAGGCGCTGAGCCCACGCTCTGCGAGATTCTCACGGTCCTCCCCGTCCTTGCTGATCCAGTACGGCAACACGGGGGCGACTTCTTCCACAATCAAGCCCACTTGACGCCCTGGGAGCAGGGTTTCCAGGTCCAGACTGCTCCAGCGCCAGGTCCGTCCCTGGAGACTGAGCAGCGTGGCCAGGGCGCCGGTGAGCGGTTGCACGTCGGTCTTAAACTCCAGGCGGGAGGACGAATTGACCCAGGCTCCCCCTGGGGTGCCCGCGTTGGTATTACAATGAAAGCCATAGCTGGGGCTGGTTGAGGCAATCGCCAGGTAGCTCACAATATAGAGCCGGTCGTTAATGGCACAGGCCCACGGCGCCGGGGCGTCCATATTCACGGCCAGAGCGCCGTTGATGCGGGCATCGCCCTGCGCCATCAAGATATAATTGGCTGCCGCGCCCAGGACGCCCAGGCGCAACGGACCCGCCATATAGCTGGGCGCATTCCCCGAACAGTAGATATTCCAGTGCCCGGTCGCATTGTCCAGGGCGCTGGCAAAGGCATTGATTGAGCGGCCAGCCGTATTGCTCACATAATAGCCATCCGTCGTGGTGACGCTGCCGCTACTCATGACCACGTTGTAGCCCTGGGGCGAGGTGTAGACACGGGCCGTGCCCGTCACATCCAGGTTGTAGGCGCCGCTGGGGAGCATGTTAATCCCCACCAGGCCCTGAAGATAATTGCGCGCGCTGCCCGAACAGTAGAGATTCCAGCGATTCGTCCCGTCGCCGATCACACTATGGATGCCACACACGAGCCCGTTGGTGGGCGAGGCGGCGGTATCGGCAATATGCACGCCCGTATAGGCTTCGGCCATCGGTCCAGGGCCAAAATACCCGTCTGCGAGAAAGCCATAGCTATTCGTGACGGGGCCATTCCCCATGTTTTGCAAGCCGACACGCACCCCCACGATGCGCGGCATGCGGCCACTACTGCCCGTCACCACGGACGCCACATTGATCCCATGGACGCCCGTGGGGCTGGTCGTGGCAAAGCTCCCCTGGTTTATCTGCTGGTCAATAGTCAGGCCGTAATGCCCAAATTGTGAGGCGGCAGTCAGGCTATGGCGCTGGTAAATCGTCACCGTTGAAGCGTAGTTTCCACTCGCACCTGCGCCCTGACTGCGGGTGTCCAGCAGCTCCAGGGGCGTCGCCGGGGTGGCTTGTCCTATGCCCACATAATGC